CTTGGACTATAGAAAGGCTGTCGATAAAGGACAAATCACTCTTTAAGGAGCCCATCATGCCCGTTGAACCAAACACTGGAATGCAATTGCCTTACAAGGGCGAGCCTGGATACGAAGAAGCAAAGGCTCAGTTCCCTGAACTGTATGCAGCAGAAGAGCAAGGAATGGCACAGGGTGAAGCACCACCAGCAGAAATGCCTGGTGATGAAGGCCCTGAAGATGCGGCTGCTGAACTCGATCAGCAAGATCAAATGTTTGAAATGGCACAAGCTGCACCAGTTCCAGAAAAACCTTTCTCTGTATCTGCAGTTAAAACGCTTTTGAAAGAATTGAACAAAGCTTTGGATGCTTTTTCAGGACAAAATATTCCAGATTTGGAAATCGAAATGCCCTCAAAAGGTGCAAAACTTGAAGGCGCCCTTCCCCCTGAGTTGTATATTACTTTGATGGCTATTGCAGAAAGTTTGAAGCTTCTCGATGATGATCTTGCAAGTAAATATAACTTCAACCCGGCAGAGATTTTGACTGACGCAGACTTGCGTAAGGTAACGGCAACATTGAAGAAAATGGCAAAAGACAAGAAGGTACTAGAGGCAATGCAACAACCCGCCTCTGATGATCCAGAAGCTGAAATGCAACAGCCTTCAGCACCTGGATTTTTTGATGAAGATGAACAAACACTTGCAGCTAATATGGGCTAAGGTTGTTTGTTCATTATTTTAATGATAAAGTTTTTTCGTAAATATATGGAGACATCGCGTGGACGATTTGAATAACACAGAGAGTGTTCAGGTAGAAGGTGAGCCGTACCAAGGCGACCTTGGTGATTTGGTTTCTGATCAGGGTGTAGAAGCCCAAGCAGAACCCTCTGGAGAAGTATTTGAAACTGAACCAGAACCAGCACCTGAACCAGCCCCACAAGAAGAGCATCATTCATTTAATGCTTTGGATGCTGAGCTTGGAGATCTTGAGGAGCTAAAGCACGATGGCTTCTACGATAAAGTAGATGAAAGTCACATCAAAGATTTGCCACCTACTGCTCGTCGCATTCTTCACAACTTCCGAGTTGATCGGAAGCTTGCACAAGAAAAGCATGAGCAAGAGATGCAAGATCTTCAAGCGAAGATCGAAAAACGAGAAAACAGTCTTTCCGAAATGGAACGTGAGTTTGCAAAACGCCAAGCTGAGTTTGCAAACCTGATCGAAGACCCTGAAGTTCAAAAACTTCTTGGTGAGCCAGAAGGCGAACTGCCTGATATTTTTACTGAAGAGGGTGTCGAAGCCCGCATTCAGCGTGGAATCGCGAGAGGCATGTCAGCCATTCTTGAGCCAATGAAGAATGCTGCGGACATAAAGGCTCGCGAAAGCAACTATCTTGAATTCGTTGACAGAAATCCAGAGATGAGAGACCCATCCTTTAAGAAGGACGTTGCAGGTCTTGTGCGATCTCGGGCTGAAAACGGAATCCCACTTTCGACGGAAGATGCTTTTCAAATCGTCAAAGCTCGTCGAGTGATGGCCCAGCAACAAGCTCGGGCGGCACAAGAGCAACGAGCCCGTCAACAGTCTGCACGGCGTATTGGTCGTGCTGTTTCGGGTGGAAACCCTTCTAACGGAGAGATTCCCCCCGATGTCAAGAAGCAGGGTGCGTTTGCAATCGCGAACTGGCTAAAGGACAATCCCGAAGCAGCCCGAAAATATCAACAACTACACCGTTAACCTTCCCCTATTTGGAGCATTAGAAAATAATGGCAGTTACACCTCTTTCCATTGGAAACGAGCTACTTTCGACCACGATGCATATCGTGATGAAAGAGTGGCGCGATAACATTTATACCAGCACCGCATTGCTCGACGCACAAACTCGAGTACATGGTGAGGGTCAACCCACACAAGCTGGCGGTACTCGCATCGTAGTCCCACTTGGCTTCGGTGAGCACAGCAACACAACTAAGATGTCTACCGGTTACGAGCGCATCGACCTCAGTGTCTCTGATGTGTTTCAGCCTGCTGTTTACGACTTTGGACACGTTGTTCGTCCAGTTGCCATTTCGGCAGAAGAAGAACTGACAAACCAAGGCGATGCAGCCGTTCTTTCTATTCTTGAAAACCGTGTGACCTCTGTTGCTAACGCTCTCAAGCGTGAGTACGTGAAGCACATCGTTCAAGGTGGAGTCGCTAACTGGGACGATTGGAACACTCTGAACGGTATCGACCGTACTAACGGATACCTTGAGAACGCTGCTGCCGGTAGTGGTTCTCAAAATGCATCAGTTGGTGGAGTTAGCAAGGCTACCTTCTCTTCCAAGACTGGTTGGAACAACCAGTTCTTCGACATCGCTGATTCATTCAACTCGAACGGTCTTGCTGGACTTTACGACTTGATGGTTGAAATCAACGCTGTAAGCGCACAAGGAAACCCCAACGTGATTCTTGCTTCACGGGCTGGTTTCAAGAACCTGAAGCGCGCTCTTCAGGCTTCTGAGCGTTACATGGATGAGAAGAGCATCGATGGCGGTAAGATGAGCACAACTTTCCAAGGTGTGCCCATTGATGTTGAGTACTACATGCCCAACATTACCGGTGAAACTTCGGCGACTACCGAAGCATCGTTCTACTTCTTGAACATGAACGACATTTACACCTTGTGGGATCCGAAGGGCTACTTCGATCTTAGTGACTTCGAAACCGTTTCTGGTGAGTACGATGTTCGTGCTGCTAAGCTTCGGTGCCGTGGTCAGTTGATCGCTAAGCACATCGGTTCTTCTGCTCTTGCAGTAAACGGTGATACGTTCTAAGAAACCATTTGGGTGAGGGTCGTGTTGGCCCTCACCCTATTTAATAGGCAAAGTCTCGAGAGTAGGAGGACAAAATGCCAGTTTATAAGAGTGATGGCGTCGATGGCGTCAACCATTTCCCTAAGAAATTTGTTCGTTTGAACACGCAAGTTGCAGCAACAACAAGTACAACTTTCACCAAGGGTGAAATTATGGAGATTGATCTTACTGTTTCCGACGTTGCAGGTGCTGGCTACAATGTAAAACGTGGCGCTGGTACCGATTTGGCGATTGCTATCGGTGTTTGCGCTGAAACGAAGACAATCGACAACAGCGGAGGCTCTGCCGTCAAGAATGACACCATTCTTGTTCAGGTCGCAGGACACAATACAGATTGCACTGCTACTGCTGCAGTAATTAACGCTGGTGATCTTATCGGACACACTGCCGTCAAGGTTTCGGCTTTCGCTGATGGTACTACTGACCATACGAAGAACGAATTCGCACTTTGCGTTGACGCTTTTAGTAGTGGTGCCGCTGACGGAGCAATCTTGATCTACGATCACGGATTCTTCGGTTGATATAAGAATCGCTACCGGACCCTAGGTCCATTTACGGCTGCTGGGGTATACTACTTCAGCAGCCGTTTTCTTTTTCAGGGATGAACGATGAATCTTAAAGAACTCATTGAAGAGATTAACTCAGCACTCGATTACAACCCTGATCTTGAAGCATACAAAAGTCAGGTAGCTCGGGTTATCAACCGACACTATCTACAGTGCTCTAGCCAGTATCCTTGGCTGTTTCGGCAAAAGACTGTGCCTTTGACTTTGCGGGCCGACATTAAAAGTGTTGGAACGATTCAAGTTGGTAAAGACAATCACTATGACGCAAGTAACATTTTGTACTTTGGCGCTTCTGATGATTTATCAATTGCTCTTGTAAACAGAGAGATGCTTGGAAATACTGTGGTTATTAAAGACGTTACAAACCACACAACTATTACAAGCGCTGCTCACGGAACGTCAGAAAGAGAATTTAAAATCACAGGAGTTTTTGAGTCTACTTCAGACTATGAAAATCCATCCAGGCACGCTGCCATGGGCGATGAAGAGTTTCCAAGTGCGTATAAAAGTGGTTCCGGTAGTGTTGGAATCGTTGTAGACAGACCAATAACTGATACAAGCACAATTTTAAAATCTGAAGGTTCAACCACAGTTACCAAGAAAAGATATACCGACTGGGCGATTGAATTTAGAAAGTATCTTCTTCCCGAAGATTGTATAGAAGTTCTTGGAATTATGGATCGTGGAGTAGACACGATTCAACATGAAGTTCAGGGTAATTTAGGGATTGTAACTTCAGTAAAAAAATCTACTGGCGTTGGTCGAATTTTGTTTATTGATGCTGCCAAAGAAGAATACTTGGATTTTGATAGAGAGAAATCTGGAGATCCAATCATTGGCATTGAAGGAATGCCAACCTACGTGACTCCACCACAAGACGCACCTTCAGTTTTGGCGTACTCAAATAGCGAAGAGCTAAAATTCGACCAGTTAGTTTTCAAAGATAAAGATGGTGCTGATATAACTCCATTCTCAGGATTTGGTGATGAACCAAAGTTGCTTCGTGATGCAGAGTATGAGTATTGCTACACTTTTGTATACGAGGGTGTAGAATCTCCACCTTCTCCAATATGTCGACTTCCAAAAGGAGATCCAAAAGCATCATCGGAATTTAGATACGCATTTATTTTTACTGAAGATGTAGGTGGTATTTTTAAGAGAAACGGAACTACCGGTCCAACAGCATATGAAGGTTTGACATCTGATGCTTTAGAAGGTGTTGCAAAGTTTTCTGACTATCTTTCTGGCGGTGATTTGGAAGAAGAAACCAGATTTACTGGTCGGATGAAAAGGTTTTATAGACGAAAAGTCCCAAGCTCAAAACCTGCAGCCGGAAATAGATATCCTGATCGTGATGGTATTGTCGGTTCGAGCACGATTGCAGACGCTGAGTTCAAAAGCACAAACATAGGCAACAGGCATCAAGGTAATGGTGGCTGGATGCACATCGGTGATACTTTTTCAGATGTTTTTGTAATCGATATCGGATCGAAACAAACAAATTTTTTATCATCATTTCCTCATGGTTATAGTTCTCCACCGGTTTTGGGGTGGCCTGAAGCTTATTGGATGAGCAATGCTCAATGGACATACCATGACGGTGAACTCCAAAAGATTCGTAGATTGGATGAAACAGGTCCACGTCAAAGTATTCGAATCTATAGACCACCCGATCACGATAGAAACATCGAAATACGGTATCTAAGTCGTCCGAAACGATTGGTTGCCAATGGCGATACTCCCGAGTGGCCTCCGCAGTATCATCATCTTCTGGTCTATATGGCTCTTGGAGACATTTGTTTTCAACACGGTATGACTGGACAAGCCCAGCTATATGAAAGAAAAGCAGACGAGCTTCTGGATAGAATGAAGCAGAAGTATCTGTCTCGAACAAACAGGAAGTACGTTCGTATGGGATTTGATCGATCTGTTACGATTGGTGAGCGATTCGGCATTCCAACTAAGGTATAGAAATGAACACTACTCGTTTCCAAGTTTTTGGCCTCAGAGGTATTGACGAGCGGTGGATGACCGATGGTCAAGATGCTCTGAACATTGAGGACATGTACATAACCGAGAACGATTCTTGGAAAAGTTCGGGTGGCTTCATTCAATTATTCATGCCAAAAACTGTGTATGCTACAAACGTAAACACAGGCAGTAAGGCAACTTTAGTTCGTAGTGGAACTGAATACAGTTTCACAAGTTTAGGATCAAGTTCAAGTTCAAGCTCATATAGTCTCTCTTCTGAAACTTATGATTTTTTTGGTGGCTCTGCTTCGATTCCACCAACACTTGCATCTCATGCAGGCAGCGGTTCAAGTCCACCTTCATTTCCACCGGCACCATATGGAATCTTTTCTGTTAGTGGCACCGGTGGAGTTGGAGGCAGCGATGGTGTTTACGAAGGCAGTGGGGTTGAAGGCGCCGCTGAGGGCGATATTTCTGATGATGATATTTTTTGGGATCCAGACTCTGAGCTTACTGGAGCTTTTGCTTTTCCACCAACTGAGCGTGGCGATACAGATAGTGACGGTCAGCTTGATTTTGTTGATCCATCTGATCCGTTTGTAGGATCCGGTGGGGCAATTTCTCGTCCAGACACACTGAATGCTCTCGAATATGAATCTGGACTCGATAGTAAATTCAATACAGACACTTTTTATGGAACTACAGAAGAAACGCGACGAGGTTTTGGTGAGCCTAGTTATGATTCCGGTGGTGGAGATTCAACCGTCGTTATTGATGAGGCTTTAACTTTACCGGGCGTTTTTTATGCGGACGCTCAAAGTGACTACAAAGAAATATACTATGGTCAAATAGGGTCAACAGGCACTATGTTTTGGCAACTTGATGAAAGAGGTTCGCCAATACCGAGATTGTTTTCTGGATATGGTGACGATGTAATTAGCGGACCCACCAGCATTGTCGGTGGCGAATCTGGCACTGAGGTAGTTTCGGTTCCTGCTACTCGGGATTTTTGGGGGTTCGTAGACGTTCCTTATCCACCTGGCACTGTACTTGGCGAGGCTGGTGAGACCTATAGAGTCAATCTGTATACAGACTTATTGCCCTATGGTCCCAATCATATGATCGCCTACTGGGCGAATCGTGGCTATCCGCGCTTCCCACCACGCCTTTACATGGGTTGGACATATAATGAAGATCCATTTTTTGGGTATATGTTTACTTTTGACACTTGGGAAGAGGTTATTCCAGGCGGTGGTGGAGGTAGCGATGGTGGATCAGATGGAGTTGATGTACCATCTGCGGGAGATGTAGGAGGTGGTCCAGATGTTTTTGATCCATACGATGGAATATACGATGATGCGGGTGGCGCCTTTGGATCAGATGACTCGGATGCACCCGACACTTTTGCTTACCCAGACTCAGCATATGAACATTATCGATTCTCTTCAATAAACTCTATTCATTGGTTTGCTCAGCACAATGGTGCAAGACAGTTTTTGATATATGAAACAAGAAACGGAACGATTGTAGACGGAATAATGACACCAACAAATCAGTGTCATTTAAAAGTATTTGACGGATCTAAATACAAACCAACTTCGGAAGGATATGGGTCTAGTGCTACACCAGAAAAAACACTCAGGCAGTATTCAGATCCGTATACTGGGCCTTTCGATTATGGCCGCATAAGCGAAATACGAAGAAGAACTGCGTCGGAAATTTCTATCAGAAGTCAATCACAAGCTTATGGTGGAAGACTTTATATTGCGAACGGTTTTGATGAAACTATTGTTTTCAATGGAGACATGGTTGAAAAAGCTGGTTTTGTAGAAAAACCTCCATCACCAAGTGTTAAATCTACCGGGCCAAGTGCATCCATGACAATACCTGTTGCTATTGGAGATGCAACTTCCGATTTTACTATTGATTCCTGGGACGATAATAAATTCCCTAAAAGCAAAGCTTTTTACGGAAAGCACTTTGAAGTACCGTATTTTGGATTGGGTGTTGCCAGTGATGCAGAAATAGGCGTTGGTCAATACAGAGTTAGAAAAAACGATGCAGAGGATGTTTATCGTCCAACTGACGTGTATTTTACTCATGACATTCAAAGACGTATTCACTACTACAATAATCCGCAGTTTGATACCAGAAAATGTGGATATCAATACAAAATTTCATATGTCAATGAAAGAGGTCAAGAGTCTTCTGTTTCAGATGCGAGCACTGTTGCGATCATGCACAATGGAAGTAACAGTTCTAAAAATAGATGTTTTCACGGTAAGGGCGCTGTAGCGGTTGATATTCCACTCGGCCCTAAAGAGTGTGTTGCAAGGCGTATCTACAGAACAAGAAACTTGTATGACGTTAGCGGAAACCTTTTTACTACAGGTGATCAGCAATCGTTTTATTTTTTGGCTGAAGTGCAAGACAACATGACAAAGGTGTTCATGGATGCTCGTCCTGATACATCTTTGGGTGAGTTGTTGGACACAAGAGAGCTTGGTAACTTTCCAAACAGAACAAAGTTTTTGGCGGTTTTCAAAAACACAATGTTTTGTGCAGGATCTGAACTTAATGAAGTAAGATTTTCTTCACCGCTTATGCCTGAAACATTCCCTGAAGAAAATGTTATTAACATTGGCGATGATGATGGTGGTCAAATTATGGGAATGCGTGCCACTAAAAACGCACTTGTAGTTTTTAAGCAGAGGGGCATCTACTTAGTTAAAGGCGATCCATCTACTGGGTTTGCATCATTTACTTTGAATAAAGATGTTGGATGTTCCGCTCCCGACACTATCTCAGAACTTCCAGGTCTTGGATTGGCTTTTCTTAGTCAAAAATCGATTTACCTTTTAGAAGGCGCTCTCGAAAATACTGGTTCACCAACGGGTCTCCAAGAAATAGGAATCGAAATATCGCAAACGTTAGAGCGATTGAATCAATCAGCATCAATTCGAGCTTCAGGGTGTGTCTATCAAAAAGACAAAGAGTACTGGCTTTCTATCCCTACTAATGGATCAGACAAAAACAATCTTTGTCTGATTTATCATTACGAATATGGTGCATGGAGCATAAGAAAGGATTTTCCCATCGATTGCATGGTTCTTACGAAAGATCATCGTGGATATCTGATGATGGGAAGTAACGACGTAGTCAATGAAAATCGTTCTGGTATTCTTGCCTACAGTAGAGGTTCGATAAATAAAGGTGCAACTACACTTACGAGAGCGACATCATGGTCTCCTACTCCTGGTGGTTATGCTCCGACAAAGTTACAGTTTCATCGTACAAAGTCTACATATCAAACTGTAAATGTGGATTATCAAAGTGTTTTCACCACGTTTAGGCCAGCACATGTTTTTGTCTACAGTGTTGGCTATGGTGACAATGAGCTTTTATTGAACACAACTGTCAACAGATCTATGTTTTTGACTAGGTCTTTCGATCAAGAATCAGATCAGCAAGATCCGAATGAACGATATCCCGTTTACAGCGAAGCAATTTTTGAAAAAGATATTTGGACATCCTACCGGCCAATCGTAAACAGGTTTGATGTTTCAACTTCAAAAGAGGGTCCAGTGAGGGAGTTGTCTGTAACATTTTCCGCTAAGGATGGTCATAAAATAGAAATCATTGGTTACGATCTTGAGGCTAAGATCGGTGAACAAAGAAACATCAAGCCTCTTAACGCAGCCCTGAGAGCATCAAGGAGATAGAATGGCTTGGAAATTAAGACAAGAAGTCGTTCAAGATGGTCAAGTTTGTGAGCCGTCCGAATTTAGGTTGAACATAAACGAATATGTCGGTGAACTAAATGGCATGCTCGATATGGACAACATTGCTCAAGGAACGATTACGGCCAATAAGGTCGTAAGAGGCGCATTCACAGAGGTCTATTCCGGTAATATTTCACCAGAAGTGGTTTATTATTTCGACACGTACTCTATGGGTAATGGTTGGATGCGGAAAGCAAGAACCAGGGACAACTGTGAAACATTGGGAGATAGGACTTCTTCCAGTGCTACCTCAGGACCTGGCTATTCTTACGAAACAGTTATTGCTGAAAAAAGCAGAAAAGCAACAGAAGCTGATTTGAGTGCATTTTTCAACGACGTAGCATCACCAATACAAATGCCTCACTGTAGATTTGAAGCAAAATCAGATGGTTTGGTAAAAGTTGAGTTTTCTGGTTTTGTTCAATGGATGAGTGTGAGAGAGTTTTCTAATTATACCGATTCAGGAAGTTATAAACCTGAAGACAAAGGTCTTCCGCAAGATAGACATGATTATCCTTACTTTGCTGCAGTAGATAGGCAAATGTCACAGGCAAGAGCGGTAATTATGTGTAGCCAGTGGCGTTTGACTGTTGATGGTCAATCTATTGCCGAAAGTGGTTTTTTGGGCTCTGAATTCAAAGCTCATCCGTTATATTTGTGTGGAGCAATACCAGTTCAAAAATCAAAAGAAGTGAACGTTCAACTTGAAGCTAGATTTTTTTGGTATGGTCCGATTACAAATGAAATTAAATCCGTACCAGGATTTAAACCAGAACTAACGAGAGACTGCGCGCTTGCTTGTCCGACACTTATAACTACATTTAGGAAAAGATAATGCCGAAGGTAAATCCATATGGATCACCTACAGATTTTACTGAAGGTGAAAAAATAACCAAAAAAAGCTTTACTGACCTTGCAGATAATATTCGAGGTCTTGATGGCACTATTGATGACAAAAACATTCGCCAAGAGGGGCTTGATGGTCGAAACTTTTCTGGTTTAGATTCAACTGGAAATGTTTTCATTAAACCAATTTCAAACTATCAAGAACGGACAACAAGTCCTACCTTCCTTCGTTGCGAAAATACTGGTATTACGGGGGGGAAAAAAAGTTGGCGAAAAGTTCCAAAATCCAGCGAATTTATGGGTATGAGTTCATTTTCTGATCCAAAAAATGTCAGAATAGATTTTGACTTTAAACCAGAATTTCAAACTCACGCCATTATTCGTTGCTCAGGTACAATTTCGACAAGAAGGGAACGCCAAAAAGGGGCTCATGGTACGGCAGTATATTCCGGTTTTTATAATCCCGGATCATACGCCATTGATGTCGGCTTGTTGATTCGAGAAATAGATCCAGAAAGAGGAGAAACAACAGACGATTCAAGCCAATTTGAGTTGGGTTTTAACAGAAATCAAGTTGAAAAAGCTGCGACTGGTATCGATGGTAGAGTGTGGCCGTATCAAAGAGTATGTTTGAATGAAGCTTACGGTGATTTCTCCATAGAGGGAGTCAGAAAAAACGTAACGGATTGGCGGGGCTATAAATTAGATGCTGATGGTAGAATAGAACCACCGGAAACTTCATCTGAAGGTGCTATGTCAGGACTAATTATTCCAGAACAAGGTCATGCTACAGAGTGGTTGTATGACAGGCAATCATACATCTACTACAACTTTAATCTTATCGCTCATATGAGTTCTGAAGTTAACAGTGGGATGAGTTTTCTTTTGAATGACTCTTACGTATCATCGGTTGTGACCAGTTCCCGTCCTGACCCACTGAGTTCTAAAAAAATAAGAGCCGAGTTAGTCTATCGAACTAATTCTGATGGTGATGATATAAAAAATAAGATCAAAGATTATTTCGAAAGAGATGCCGCCCCCACAATAAAACATTTAGACCCGTTGCTGTCGACTCGTTCTCTCACGGATTTTTTTAAAATTACAAATTTAACGATGAATGTTCAAGTTTTAAATAGGTGAAGTATGGGATTTAAATACAGTGAAACAGAAGGTGGTCTTTCGGATCTGACTGCATCTGAAAAATTGAGGTCTTCTCACATTAACGACCTGGACGGTGCTATTCGTCAATTTGTAAATTTTGGTATTTCTAACAAACAATTGAGAGACCCCCAGCCATACAATCTTGATTTATCAAATACCTATTCAGAACGAGGATGGGTAGATTCAGAGCATATTTTTAAGCCTGAGTTTTATGGATCACCTTCCCCAAGAATGACGGCAGTAAGCGGTGCAACGCATTTTAGAGAAACAAACTCAAGTTTAGCCAATAACGCAGTTCTTTCTGCTGAACTTACAGGGTCTACTTTTACACCAATCCCTGGTCTTTGCACACGAATTAAACTTCCATACGTGGCAATGACTTATATACATGCGTCTTTTTATGCGTATGAACTTGGAGGTTTAGCTACACCTGCTACATTGGCCATGGTTACTGATCCATCATCAACAGCAATGACGCTATCAGCAGGCTATCTTGGCAGTGTAGCTGCCAAATTTCAATTACTGATAAACGGAAATACTAAGTCTGGAACAACTAGAGATGTTCATACTTCTTCCTTGTTACCTCATGCTGGATGCTTTGGTAGTACAGACTCTTTTCCTTTTGGAGATGATTTGTCTTTTGGATCACCTAGCGGTGATTTAAGCCAAAACAATCAGCTTAATGACGGACAAATTTTCTTCAACATGCTTAGCAGGCAACAATTCACTATTCAGTTTGCTGCCGAGTTACAGCCAGGTATACATGACATCGGAATCGCCTGTAAGGCGATAGAACAAACTGAGGGACGTTCTTTCGTTCTACAATATCAAAATGGTAAAGATGACTCTTACATGCATATGAAATATTATGGAGTTGAGCACGGAGATTGGCCTACATTCCCACGACGTAAACACATTTTTGTTGGTGCTCGTAATTTGGTCGTAGACTCTTATTACAGCGGCAAAACTTCATACCAAGATTTTTGATATTTTTATTTTTCACCTCAAAGAATGTTAAAGTAAAACCGGAGTTACCGATGGCCGAGATTGATAGATACGTTCGCTCTGGTGGAACTGCCGGGGCAGAAGAAGGCGAAGCTGCTGGACGTGCTGAAGGTGCGGCCAAAGGTGGCGCTATTGGTGGTGCCGCTGGAACTGTTGGTGGCGCTGTACTCGGTCAGATTCTTATCCCCATTCCTGGCGTTGGTGCTGCTGTAGGCGCAAGCATAGGTGGTTTGCTTGGTGGTGCTGCTGGAAAGGGCATTGGCGGCAAGAAGGGCGCAAAGAAGGGGAGAGAGAAGGGACTACGACAAGGTAGGCGTGAAGCTCGAAGAGAGTTTCGTAAAATGCATCGTGATAAACGACGTAAACAGGAAGCCTCAGAGCGCACAGCGAGAGCACAGATAGAAGAATCAAACATGCAAGCAAGGGCCATGAAGGAAATGTCGGATGATCAAATACTTCAAAGGTCCATGACTTCACCTGGCGCTGTTTTCACATCTGGTGGCGGTGCTCAATTTGATCAATTTGAAAGAAGACGCTTCGGGTAGAAAAATGGCAGAAGAAACTGAAACAACAGAAGTTGAGAAAGACGAAGATACTCGAGATGAGGACGATTACGTTCTAAGTGGCGGCAAGTACAAGCCACGAAGAATCTCTGCTGACCTATATCGTCAACAAAAGCAGGCTCAGGCACGTCAAGCTACTACTGCTGGCGGCTTGGCTTTGGCTGGAGAAGTTGGTCAGTTCTTTGTTGGTTTGTCAACGATGAACGATCCAACCATCAAAGCCGCAAGACGTGACCTGGCTCGATTAGAAGCCAAGACAAGAGAAAGCGGACCACTGATTACTGAAGCAGAAAAAATGGACATGCGGCAAGCTGCCATGGCTCCAGTGATGAGGGCTCAAGAATCTTTGGAGCGAAAAGCTCAGAACATTGCTGCAGCTTCTGGAGATGCATCAGCCAGAACATTCCTGAAGGCCGCAAAGGTTGGTCTTGGAGATGTAAGGCAACAGGCTTTGAATGTAGAAGCCAAGATATCGCAGGAAAAAGTACGAAGAGCAACGGATCGAGATGAACGCATCGAGCGTGCTCGAGGTCAGGCAGACTCTATTCGGGCGATGATGTTGGACTTGAGAAACACGTATGTTCGAGAGCCTTTGCATAAGTTCATTGGTGACGCTGCAAAGTACACAGGAACAGTTTTAGCTTACGCTCCAGAACGTTCCTATGAGGATGAATTAGAAAAGGCCATGGAGGGCGTGGACGGCATTACTGCTGAAGATATGGTCAGGCTGCGATCTTTGGCGAATCGACCCTTTGCAACCAAACGGATGCTTAAAATAATTAAGGAAATCAAAGGTCGAGGAACTACACCAGATAGTGGTGAAGAAGTGGAAGGAGAAGCTTCGAAAGCAAGGGAACGCAAAGATACACAGGCAGATATAGCTCAAGCTGAAAAAGCAGCCGCTGCAACTCGCGGGCAAACTCCAGAGGTTGTTGATTCAGGAGAAGTTCAACAACCATACGATGTTCCGATCGAAGAAATGACTGAAGCTCAAATTAGAGAAGCTGCTGGTCTCAACGAAAAACCCATGAGAGACATTTATAAAGATGTTGATCGACCTGGATTAGAAACAAAAGGAAAGCTCTACCAAAAAAGAGCAGATGAAAATTTTGTTTATGGCTTTACGGAATCTGGTCCTGCTGGAGAACCTGCTTGGTACATTTACAGGAACAACAAGCTTTTGACTCCGTTTGTACCAACTGGAATGAAGGGAAACTTTTTTACTCTTGAAGAAACAAAAAATCATCCTAATGACAATGTAAAAGAACTTTATCAATTAGGTATGGAAAAAGGACTGTACTAATGCCGCCCCGCTCGCTAAATCGCCGCGAGTACGGGGAGTTCAAGCAGATGCTGGAACGTGCTCTTCGGGAGATCAAAATCCCAGGTGGAGTTATAAACTCGGACCACATTGTTCCTGGTTCTATCAGCCCAGCTTTGTGTAACTTGGATGCGAGTTGGAACTTTAAGGGCAATGTTTCTGTCGGCCATGTTGGCATCAATGTTTTGCATCGAAAGATCAACCAAGTTGAAACTAAGGTTAATCAACAGGCTAAGTCTCAAAACGAAAAAAACAAGATTGTTGAGTTGGATGATAGGGCAGACGCTGGAGATGAGGACATCTATTTTTTGGATGCTCGTACAAACACAAATGTGCTTACGTTGCCATTGTCGTCTAAAAACGTGGGTCGAAAGATTTACGTGAAGCGAATCGATAAAGATAAGACTAAGATTTGTCGGGTTATAACTTCTGGCAACGATGAGCTTGATGATACATGCGGTATAGAACTTACTGCCCAACAAGCGGTAATTCTGATAGCATCAAGCAAACAATGGCACGTCTTTTCAAGTTTATAAGGATTTCGATATGGCACGGGTAACAGGAAAGTACGACATTAAGTTTCAGCGTGGCCAGGGCGCTTTTGATCAGCTTCTTGGTCAGTACATAGGTATTCGTACCAAAGAGAACAAAGAACAGTACCTAAGAGATCTCAAAGCAGCCAGCCCCAAAGAAAAGTATGAAATACTCCGTGATCTCATGAAAGAGCGTAGAGCTTTGCTTGCAGATGCAGCAAAGGGGATGCGTCCGAGATCAAGTGGGCTTGGCAGTACTACTATTACCACCCAGGGAAGCAATCTGCGTGCAAAGCTTTTAGAGGAAAATCTAAAATTTGCACAAACATACGATAAGAGAAAACAAGCTCTTTTCGAAGAGCCTGGGTATGGCACTGCGCTTGAAAAATATTTGACTGCATTTGTTGACGATTATCAAAACCGAAGCCCGGCAGTTGCCGAAAATAATCTAAGTGCCAAAGTGGGAGAAAAATTCAAAGAAACAACTGGAAGGTACTCACCAGAAGATGGAACCCTGCAGGGTTTTACTACTGCGACTGTAAGTATTCTAGTAGGGCTGTTGCGTAGAAAACTTGGGGGTGCAAAAGGTTTTGAAGGGCTAAATGATTCTCTGACAAAAGTGATACGAGACCTTCAAGACAGAGGCGTATTTAATCCACTTGATGATGCAGAAAAACGTAAAATAGAAGGTAAGTTAAGTACGGAGCAAGAGCTTGCAGTCGAACAAAGTATGACACCTAAAGTACAAACTCGACGCCCTGCTTCTGGCACTACTGCTGCTGACAGAAAACAGCTTGGAGATTACTACCAAACTCAGATTGAAAAACTCAATGCTGAAATCGCTGATGCCCGTGATGATTATGAGAGAGCACAAACTGAATACAAGCGACTGCTGAGTGGTCCAGATTCTAATTTTGCATTGGCTGCGTTTGCTAAGCGACCATCTAAGTTTGGAGAAATCATTCAAGGGTTTGATGAAATCAGAGATGCAGACCCAGCATTGGCCGGTGATCTTCTTGATGCAGGAGTCAGGGAATTCAACCCATACGAAGACCTAAAGTTTTTGCCAAACGCTGCTGGAAGGTCTCCAATGAACACGATTCTCGAATCAGTTTCGAATATTCAAACAGTTCTTGGTCCAACCATTTCTGATCCTACACAAATGGCCGAAAGAAGGGTTGGTGCAGACCCTATTTCATTTCAAGGGAAAGGAACGCGGGCTAGCCCGATCAAACTGACTCAGAGAAGAGGCAAAGGTATCGAAACTGTTGAAGTTGGAACCATTCGTGGGATGAGGAACGTTTCTATCGATGACCTGGAGTTAATTAAAGGTGAGGCCGAAAAACTTTCTGGTCTCTTTGATTCTACGATCTTCGATGAAGACAACTACGGAACAGTAAAATTTCGTGGTCAAGATGTAGACATCAAACAAATTATTAGTGGTGGTGCTGGGTATATCTCTTCTGGCAAAACAAAAGAAGAACAGAGAGACAAGGCTCAAGAATGGGTCGATGCGATTACTAATTTTGAAATTCTAAAAACTCCTGAAGAGCTTGAAAAAATAACTCGATCAGATCAACCTGCATTTAAGGTCGCGAAAAGAATCGATTTGTTTCTTACGGAACAAGATTATTTTGATAAAACTCGAGATTCAAGACCAATGAGAAAATCGCTTTCTGATATGTACAACGATTTAAAAGACGTTTCTCCAGAGGTCGGAGGTCAAATTCGTGATGAGGCTTTGAATGCGATTGAGCAGTATGAGCGCATGCCAAAAAACAAACGAAACCCGGCTGTTCTTGCTAGCCGTTTAGGCTACCTGAGTGACACCGCAAAAGAGATTGGCTCAGAGGGTGTTTTAATACAAGAAGATATATTTTCTGGCTTGCGTGAAGGTGATCGGATTCGGAATCCTGACCCTGATGCTCAAGGAAAAGCGATTTCAAGAGACATAGAATTTTCAAAAAACGCAAGAGATCTCTCGGATTAGTAAAATGGCCACAAAGAAACGAAAAGAAGCTACTGATTTTTTGCTCAGTTTAGGTGCTGATGAAGAAGCATCTGATGTAGTTCTTGCGAGAACCATGAGCACAAATTTAAGACCACCTGCCCCGCCAAGGTCATTGGCAAGAAAACAAAGCGATAATCAGGAAGCTGCAGTAGATTTGATTGAGGATGATACTCCTGTAAATCTTGAGCCTCGAGGCGGTCGAGGTAGCTCAATGATTATTGATGGAGTTGATTATTCACAACCTATTACGCCTGCCGTTAGAAACGATATTGAATCTGTGGATCCCAAAAGGTACATGCCTGGTGAATTTGCTCGTTTAAACAGAGATGCTGATCGTTTGGAAAACGAAATAAAATCACTCGAAATGCAGCTTAGGGGAGAAGTTCCTGTGATGCTTAGGGCAGGCTCTGAGGAACGTCGAAAGTCAGATGTAAGTAGATCGACGATACAAGATTTACTCAAAACAAAAAGAAATGAATATAAAAACCTTATGAATACGGTTTCTATATTTGAAGATCAAATGATGGGCTCACGTCCAGTCCAGAGGTACGAGGAGGATGTTCGTGAGCGCCAAGCTACCTATCCAGAAAGAACAGCAGAAAAAGGAATGGAAAAGGTAAGAGAGGCCGAGACAGGAGAAAAAACTCTTGAGAGATTCTATAAAGATGATGTCATTGGCGATGTTGGTGAATCATTTTTATCGTCACCTTTTGCCAAATCTCCAAGAGTAGAAGTTCCAATTGCTGGCGGTGGCACAGAAGTATTTACAAGATCCAGAGAGATGGATCGTGAAGATAGAGGCAATGACTTGGGTGCGGTGCAATTCCCAAATCCTTTTGAGATTGGTGGTGCAATGCTGGCATCCGGTAAGCAACGTATTCTTGGTGAGGACACTACTGCTGCCGAAGTTTTCCCGTATGATGAGGCCTATGCGTCACAGTTTGGTGGTGGTGAAATGTTTGCACCAAGACGAAGTCGTCTTACAGAAAGAGAAATACGAGAAGGCAGAGGGGTTCTTAATCTGCCAAAATTAGAAACAGAAATGACAAAAAGACGAAGAGCAATCACTGGAGCCAACAGAAGAATACAAGAGCTTGAACAAGGATTGCAATCAGGTGGTCTTGGTGGCTTTAGGGGCAAGGAATATGCTGAGATTGAACTACTAAAGGACGAAGTAGAGCAAATGGAAGCAGAGTTGCGCCAGATGGCTCGAATAAGAAGAACAACACAAGAAGAAATAGAAAGGCAAGGACGATCAGAATCTCTTTCCGATGAGTTTGCTGAGCAGTTCTAATAGAGGTTTTTGTGGCTGAAAAAAAAACATCTGAAGATGATATTTATTACGAAGAGATCGATGATCAAATTTTAGAGAAATATCTCAGAGAAAACGAAGAAATTGGTGATCAGCCCGTCGATGACCCTGCAGAAACTATGGGTGAAGTCACTGAGGCCTTTAAGGATGACCCGACACGTTTGGCTCCCGAAACCGAAGCTACGCTCGATCCGTATGTTCCAGAAGAGGTAGAAGATTTTGCAGACAGAACGCAAGAGTTGGTTTTTGAGGGAATCAAGAATTTTCCAGAGTATCGCGATCTTGATAGAGAAGAACTAAGAAAAATAGCAATACGATTCCGTAATGGCGCAATGCGCTCATACGGAAAAGATGACATTGTTCCCTACAGTATTCCCGAAGACCCTAAAACACTTTATGAAGCTCTTGTACGTGCGGCATCGAGAAGATCTATATCTGTGGCTCCACTCGAGGCTGGTGAGACCGTAAAAACAAAACGGATCCGTGAAACTCGAGAGGTATCGCAAGACATTCAAGAGTTGGCAGACAAAGAAGGCCCTTGGGGCATAATGAGCAAGATATGGCAAGGATCTGGTCCTATTTCTGTTGAGCAGGCTGAAAAGACCGGAATGGGCTACACAAAACAGAAGTTTTTTGGTCGTGCACCAGAAGATGAAGAAGATTTGTTTTTTATCCCTTACGGAATCAAAAACCTTGATTTAGCAATAGAACGTGCTGGTGAAAAGCTCGCAGTTGGAAGTATTTTTGCTCCGTTTTTCTTGAAAGAAGATGAAAAAGAGGCGTACAAGAAAACAACTAATCTTGCTTTACCCACTGAGAACTTTGAACAGTTGGTAGACAGGTATGAGTTTCACAAAGATCAAGGACTTACAAGAGAAGAGATCAGACAAAAACATGATGAAGAGTTCAATCGAATGCTCATCAGCCAAACGTATGATGATCTCCCTTTTGGTTTTCAACTCAATAAACCATCTGTAGAGAATTTTAAGCTTGCTGTTGATGAAAATTCTGAGTTTTTGCGTCGATATAAGAATGAAGAAATAGACACAGCAATCCGTCTTGTTGGTGAAAACAAGTCCGACAAAGAGATACAAAAATTCCTTAACAGAATTCCATTTGCTGCATTGCCAGCATCCGTTTGGGCTGGAACAATTCCCAGTACAGATGGACTTTTGACTACTCTTTTCGATTCAATCGAGAATGTGATTGAGGCTAAAGGTCGGTCTGGAGTTTATGGTAGAACCGCTCAAAAAAGCATTGAAAGTTTTATTTTTGATCAAGAAAAGATTGGCGATGAGTTGGTCATGGTTGAAAATACTTTCGGTAAAGTGATGCGTCTGTTGGGTATATCAACAGAAGCAATATCCGAAATTGATGTTTCAATGGGTGTTACCAAGAGTGACGTAAAAAATAAACTTATTGACCTCGGCTTGTCTGAGGAAAACGCTGATTCTCTGGCTGAGTATGCTCCATACGCAGTTTCTGGTGTCGCAACTCTTATGGGTGGCCCACTTGGTTTGCTTCCACTCACTCCAGCTAGCCGCGATTTTTACTATGAGTATGGTCTTAGAGATCCCGATACGGGTTGGTTGGCACGGTTTGCAGCCAACATTCAAACTGCAAACATCGGAGTTAGTGCTCACCTAACAAATGAAGCGATTGCTTTAGGGTACAGTCGTGGCGATGCTGAATACCATTCAAGGCAAGCACTTGGCCACACAATAGACATGATTACCCCGTGGGAACGTCTGCTTGCTAAGTACCCAATCGCGATTGTTAGAGGAACATCAAGAGGTTCTAAAATCGCTAATCAGTTTGATTTGAAGGGGGGATGGAAGAGTCCGGTCAAATGGAAGGTAGCTCTCGCAGGAGGATCACCGTCTGCGTACAACAGGTTGTACAACATTTCGGAAAACGTTTCTTTTGCTGTTAATGCGATAGAAAATCAAATCGGTGGAAAGATTGACGGTCCAAAGTTGAAGCAACTTCTTGATGAGGACACGGAGGTATACAACGCAAAAGCCAATGAAGAGCCTATACCTACAGATGTGGTTGGAAAACAAAAGAGAAGCCTCTCATACGCTGCAAGAAATATTGCAGAACAGATTTTTGAAAAAATAGAAGATGGAATCGAAGTTGATACCGCCATTGAGCAGCTAAAGAAAAACTACAAACCTGATGCGTACGAAACCATTTATCATGCTTTGTACACAGTCATTCATCACCTTCAGCACACCGATGAGGGTGTGCGAATGTTCAAGAACAGAAAAAATGACACAAAAGGCATTTTGCCTTTCGAGTTAGAACAGCAGCTTGATCGAACATTTATTTCTGCTGGTTTAGACCCAAGGCAAGTAAAGACGGCAGCCAGGAAACAAGCGGAAAAAAATAAACAGGATTACACAAAAAATCTGAAGGCTGCATACTATGTTGGTGATGCAGACACGGTCCAACTGAGAAACAGCAAGCAATATCAAAAGGTAAACAAAGATTTAGATCAGCTTGTTGAAAAAGGGACCATTGATGTAGATCAGAAGATTGTTCTTTTATCTTTGCTCGAAAACAGATCCTATGCAGCAGCGGCAGATAATCAGATCAAAATCAGCACACCCCAAGATTTTTTCGGCAAAGTAGAAATAGACACCATTTCGAGGACTATTGCAGATGAGGCAACACCATCTGACATCATCAATGTCAAGGTGGGAAGAGTTCTTGACATTACAAGTGACAACATAGACGCAATTCGAGACATGTACAAAACAGGTAATTTCTCGAAGTTGTTGGAAAACGACAGTCAGATACTTGTAGATCTCATGGGTAAAAGATGGGCTAGTAGATTTATTGGCCGAAAACACAATGAAGTGAACCCAAATTTTGGTTCAAACACAACCAAAAGAAGGCTCAACGCTCAGGGTAAAAAACAAGTAGAAGAAATTTTAAGAAAGATGGTTTCTGGAGTGGGTCGTTTAGATGGCGATGCATCAGATGTAGCTTCTCTGTATGAAAACCTACAGGCCATGTATACTCGTATGAGGCTTGAATCCGGCAGGTTTATCGATCCGGTTGTGGCAGGAAGATTAGATTTGCTTTTACGGCCAGATAGATTTCATCGTAATGAGCTAGTTCAGATCAATATTGAAAACGCACCAAGACGACCTGGATCGACTGTTTATATTGATAGAGGTAAAATTCTGGAACAGGGTGAAAGGCTCCGACAAGCTTCTCAAAAGCGTCCTATATTCGACGTAGATGTCCATCCAGACTCAGTGAGGCAAGTTCTTGGAATCACTGATGAGACACGCGCAGTGGATGCGATTGAAACATACAGCAGGGCACTTGCTTATGTAATGACTGAAACTTTCAAGAAAAACGAATCAAAGTCAGCGATCGGTGGAAGAAGAATACAAAACCTGACTGACAACACATTGGTTACTGACGACAAAGCCGAATCGATTGTGAATCGTGTAAATGCACGTATGGGATCTATTCTTGGTATTAGCAAACAAAACGTTGGCAAAAAGCAATCGTATTTAGATCCAGTCAAACTAATCGATATGGCAAATGCTAAAGATGAAACGTTGACTTTAAACGCTGGCCAACAAGCAAGATTAAAAGTTTTCTTGCGCCGTTTAGGGTCTGAGCCAATCGTCGGTAGACGAATTCCAGATGATTTGATTGGTGCAAATGCAGACCTTTCTACTATAAAAATGAGAGACTACAGCAGAGTAATTGAGCTAATGCTGGATGTAGAGGCTAGTGGAGTTTCACGTCGAACCACCTACACTGAGGCAATCCCAAAAAGTCTTGGATATTCCATTTTAGGCGCATTTAAGAGGGGTCTTTTAGAGCCTGCTCTATCAAGCGAAATCGATTTCATCAAAAACACTATTTCAAAAATTCAAAGGTTATTTGTTTTAGATGATCCCATGTACAATGTCAGACCTCAGTTGAAAGAGCTTTATAAGCGTCAACTTAAAAGCATTTCGGAAACTCCGAGAGACATTGTAAATATTGCTAGAACAGCAAGAAGAGGAAACCCTGAAGATGCGATAGAGCAAATATTTGAAAGTATGACCGACATACTTGTAAATGATTTTGATCCTGAACAAGTAGAGTTGATCTCTGGCGTTACGAAGAACGTAGGCGGTCGACTTCAGAGAAGTCGTGGCATCGTGAGCGTGATAAACGATCTTACGGATGCCGAAATAAGTAGAATAAATTTAGAGTATAAAAAGTTGTCTGAGCAAGATAAGTCCTTGCAAATAGACTCTAAAAAACAAGCTGATATTATTTCAGGTCAGGACGAACTGACAAAAATCGACCCTGGTGAGCTAGAAGCGGTTGGCATTGAACCTGATCTGCAGGCCGAAGTAACAGGGTACTCTTTTGAGATTCCATCTGGCGTTTCAAGAATGCAGTTTCTTACTCAAAACGCAACACAAGAATTGCTTACAAAGGCATGCAGTAGAGGTGGAGTGAATGGCATCACAGAGAGGGTTTCTACTGCTCTAACGATTCTTCAATCATATTCATCTGAAACAGGACTAACTACAAAACAAATTGCTAAAATGTCTGATTCCGATCGAGTCGCGATTGGTGAAGCATTGATGGTTATTAAAGACCGCATCGAACAAAACGATACAAAAATACAGCAAAGAGGTCTACAGTTGCTCAGGGGTCTTGGCGGTGAAACTCTTGAACTAGACAGAAAAGCATCTTGGAGAGCTTCGGAAACATATAATTTGTTTTATTCGGGTGAAGAAGGGTGGCCAAAACTTTATGAATTGGCCATTAGAGAGAGAGGTAAGGTTGGTCTGACAGAAGCTGAAATATCAAGGTATTCACCATCACAAGCTTTGCTCGAAATGATCGTTCGGATGGCTACTCTTGACAAGCTTGATGGTCTATACGATTTGATGATCAAGAATGGAATGCCGGGTGCAAAAGTAAACTACCGGACACCAAAAAGAATAGTCTCACCAACAGGCGCACAGTATTCGATCGAAACTCCTTCTATGTTTCATCAGCGCGTAAAAGGACACATGCACCAGATCTTCACGTATGGTGATCTTGAGCTTCGCACACGTCCTACAGATGACATGCCTTCTGAAATGGTAGAGCCCAAAAGGGCTATTACTAATGTAATTTATGATTACGCTGCGTTTGAAAAACCACCAGGGAGAAGGCCAGCTAAAGATTTTCAGGATTTACAAGCGTTACTTGCCGCAGAAGAGGCGATGGCCCGATTTGGTCACAGAACAGCTTTGTCTGGCGATGCACTAGTAGACATGACTTTTCCTGATGGAACAACGGTGACTGTTCCGCGTGGAATGGAAATTGAACTAAAGAACGCGATTGACAGAGTGAGTAGAATTGGTTCTGCATACATGACGGATCCTGCTCGAGTTTTAAGGCAAGCTGATGTTGATACGCCATATGCTGACGTGCCATCAGAAGTTCCAACAAAACAAATTGTGTACTCTAAAGTTGGTCGTGCAATCAATAACTTGTTTCGGTTTTTTCCACTTACAACAACGCTTATCAAGCAGGGTATTACTACGGGTTTCATTATACCCATGGCTCCATATTATGTAGCCAACTACATCGGTGGGTACTTTCAACTTATGACAGCGGTTGGGCCTGTAGATGCCACCCGAGTAATGTTGAAGAATCCAGGCATGGCCTCTTCAGTAACAATGCGAATGTATGGGGAAAACAAATATAACCCTGGCGCAAAAAGGCTTCTTGTGACGAAGTCGGGCCAGATATATACTCAAAAACAACTTTCAGAAATGGCCTTGATGTACGGCCTTGATTCAAGCTTTATTCAAGCTGAAACTCAGCGTTCTATGGCTGAAGATATTAAACAGTACATTCGAAAGGATCAGCGTAAGTACAGTTACAAAAAGCTCGGTGATTACGCAAGGGCATGGAACGATCACCTGAAAGAAGCTGCCACTGCAATTGATAACTTTTATCGTGTTTCGATTTTTATCGATGGCGTTGAACAAGGGATTTCACCTGGCCAAGCTGCTCAAACAGCACGTAAAGCAGCATTTGATTACGGCGCACTTACTGAATTTGAAAAACGAGTCATGCGACAAACCATCATGTTCTACAGTTACTTGCGGAACAACATGAACTTGTTTTATGACACCTTGTTGATTGCACCAGATCGTGTTTTTAATCAGTTGCGTTTGGCGAATGGTCTGCAACAAGAGTTTATGGAAACAGAACGCCAGGTTGGAATGCCAAGCTATCTGGATGGAAGATTACCGATATTGGTTTTGGATACGTTTATTAACAGTACTAAAAAAGAAAAACGTATGAACTTTCTTCCACCCCTCCCAATCATGGATTCTTTGAATCTTGCGATTGATCCATACGATGCTTTGATGGGAGATCAGGAAGCTCAGCGCCAGTTGGCTACACGTCTTGTTCCTTGGTTACAGGCGCCTATTGTTGTTGCGACAGACATCGATCCTTTTTATGGTGGCCAGATAGATAACTTTAATAAGGTTCCTGCTCACATTCTTGATTGGGATTTAATCGCTACTGGAGGTATGTTTAGAGAGGCCCTTCAGGTTGTTCCATACAGCCTTGCTAATCCAGCACTTAGGCCCGTTGAAGGTGACGACGATCGACCAGTAGATCTGGCTGGAAATGGTCTTTTGTGGTGGTCTTTGAGAAATTTGGTTCAAATACCTCCATTTGGTCGTTACATTACCGTTGCAGAAAGAGTAGACAGAGCAAACTTAGGTTTTGTAGAGGGGATCACTGAAACAGGTATATCCATGAGGAAATCACTGGAAGAACGGGGTCTGGTCGAGGAAGTTACAGACAGGATCAAAAAGGGTGACAGTGCATCGCCTAAAGTTGGAAATAGTCCTGGTCAAGAACTTCTTGGAGCCCTTGGTATGATTCCTGCTCAGACAGAAACACAAGGTCAAGTAGCGGATAAAATGTTTAAAGACTTCAAACGCAAAACAAAAACCAAGTTGCCTCGTTATCAAGATCCATTTGAACAGGCTGAAGAAAAACAGTTATATCGTATCGAGTAAAAAGTTTCCTATTCATGTATATCTATAAAAAACGTGATATTCTATTCCCGCAATCCCTTTACCTTTCCCCAATGGAGTAAATAATGTCAATGATTCCCGAAATGATGGGTGGCCGTCGCCTTATTCATGGAATGACCACCGAAGGCCGGATTAAGGACGCTACGTCCACTGGCTACAACTCAGAAACTCTTGCCGATAACAAGACGCTCACAACCTCTGATGCCAAGTATCAGAAGCTTGACCCAGGTGGCTCTGCGCGTGACATCACTCTTCCTGCTGAAGCCGACAGTAAGGGCCTTGATTTCGTTATTCAAAATGCCGCAGATGGTTCTGAGAACCTTGTCATTAAGGATGATGCAGCAAGCACAATTGTGACTTTGAACCAAAACGAAGCAGCTATTGTTGTTTGCAACGGGACGGCTTGGATTCACATGGGCGTCTACACTAGCGCAATCACTTGATCCTGATCCACTGATTTAGGGGGCTTCATGCCCCCACAGTCACTTCTATTTGGAGGCTTTGATGGCTCAAGGATTTATCAAAAACAAAACCAAACCGACGTGTAACCTTAATGTATGGCAAAGAGTTAAGCTTCATCAGACTGTTTCTTCAGATGCTGGGCACGATTCTCGATCGCGTGCTTTACCGTCCGCAGCATCACTTTCTCATTTAGATTTGGTTTTTGACAATGTTTCATCAAGCTCTGCAATTATGGTAAATGTTGCTCTCATGTTCGACGAGGGTGGTCAAGACCCTCTCGCCAATAGAATCAACAATGTAAAATTAAAATCAGGAATTGATTGGGGAACTGAATCTGGTGATGGTCCCGATGGAAACGTAAAATTAGCCTGTATTGGGATGGGTGAAAGATTTTTCTTTACTGCTCCATCAACACAAACAGAATCAGGTGCTGTTTATCTTTTTGTCAAGGTAGCACCTCAACCTGGTTCTGGCACCGTTTCAGGTGAAACTGGTAACTCAGTGGTTCTCCGCACTGCACGACTTCATTGGCGCGATAACGACGGTAAATAAGGGTGGTAATGAATGCCTACTTTTTTGAATCAAGATCTTAATGTTGACACTGTAAACACTACTGGTGATGTCGAAATTGAAGGTAACCTAACTGTCAGCGGTACAACCACTACGGTCAGCACCACAAACACTGTCGTTTCCGACAAGCTTATTGAGTTGGGTAACGGAACAAGCGGTAGTCCTTCTGGTGACGCTGGTATTATTATTGAGCGTGGTTCGAGCAACAACGCAGCAATCATTTGGGATGAGAGCGCAGATACCTTTGTTGTTGGAACCACTACAGCTACAGGCGCAAGCACTGGCGATCTTTCGGTAACAGACGCTGCACTCAAGACTGCGGCGATTACTGCTTCAGGCGACATTTCTACAACTGGAGAGGTAAAGACCGCCAAGGTTTCATTTACCGATGGCGATGACGCAATCACCATTGCAGATGGTGGCGGCATCACAGCCAACACCAGCCTAACGCTTGCTAGCGGTGCTACAGTCACCGCAATCAACGACGAAGACAACATGAGTAGCAACAGTGCAACTGCACTGGCGACCCAGCAAAGCATCAAGGCGTATGTTGATTCTCAAACGTCCGGTTCCGGTAACATGGACAACTGGATTCTGGAGGACGACGACGGCACCGAAGTCACAGTATCCAACGGTAAAGAAGTAAAGTTCATTGGTTCTGGTATTACAACCAACTTTACAGATGTTTCTGATGGTAGTGATGCTGACCCGTTTGATCTTACGTTTACTGTAGATGCCGCACAGACTGGTATTACATCGATTCTGGCAACAGACTTAAAGATCGGTGAGGACGATCAAACTAAAATTGACTTTGAAACTGCTGACCAAATTAACTTTTATGCAAACAATGCTAAGCGCGTAACAATCGATTCGAGCGGTCTAACAATCGATAGCGGTAGTCTTGAAACTGCAACAATCGACTACACTGATGGTGATCTGGCAATTACGATTGCAGACGGTGGTGGTATTACAGCGGCGGCGGGTATCACTTCTACCGCAGCAGCGAACACCCTTGGCGCTACATCTTTCAACGATGCCAACATTACTAATGTCGGTGACATCGCTTTGGATAGCATTTCGGCTGACGGCACGGACATTAATGTTGCAGTGAGCGACAACTCTGCAACAGCGTTGACGATTAAGCAGGGCAGTGACGCCTACCTTATTGTCGATACTGCGAATAGCAGCGAGTCTGTTGCAATCGGTACTGGGGTAAGTGGTACGGCGGTTTCTATTGGCCACACAACGTCAGAAACCACGGTCAACGACAACCTGACTGTAACTGGTAACTTGACCGTTAATGGTACAACAACCACGATTAACTCCACGACACTCACTGTAGACGACAAGACTGTAGTTATTGCTTCCGGAGCTTCGGATTCTGCCGCTGCTGATGGGGCTGGGATTTCTATTGATGGTGCCAGCGCCACACTTACTTACGCGCATTCAGGCACAAAGTTTGTAACGAATAAGTCTCTTGATGTAACAGGAACACTTACTGCAACAAACCTTGCAGGAACGCTGACCACAGCGGCTCAAACAAACATCACAAGTGTTGGAACGCTGACTGCTCTTACGGTGGATGACGTAGCGATCGACGGCAAGGTTATCACGATGACCGGTTCATCCGGTGACACAGCTACATTGACTGCTGGCGCTGATGGAACATTGGTAATTGCAACCACAGATGCTACGGCAGAAGGTGCAGACCTCACACTTGATATTGACGGTGACATTGTCCTTGACAGTGCTGAAGGTAAATGGCGACTCAAAAAAGATGGTAGTACAAAACTCAAGATCGACCATGGAAACGCTGGTGACATTACCATTGAGAACGGCACACAAGACAAAGACATTATCTTTAAGGGTGACGATGGTGGATATGTAATCACAGCCCTAACTCTTGACATGTCCGAGGCTGGTGCAGCTACATTCAACAATAAAGTTGTTGCTACTGAGTTGGACATTAGCGGTGACGCAGATATTGACGGAACCCTTGAAGCCGATGCAATCACAGTTGATGGAACAAATCTTTTGACCGGTGGAGTGATTACCTCTTTGGGAACCATCACTCAAGACACGGTGACGTTTACATCGGCCAATGCGCTTGACCCGCTGTTAATCATCAAGAACACTACGAATGATGCCGATGCTGCCCGCCTTCGATTCGTGAAAGACAAAGGCGCTGCGGGTGCTGATGCAGATGGTTCTGGTGAAATCGAGTTCTACGCTGACGATGACAACCAAGACAACATCTTGTTTGCCAAGATTCGTGCAGAGGTAGCCGACGCATCCAACGGAGCAGAAGGCGGTCGGATTATGATGGGTGTGGCTACCCACGATGGAGAGTTTCAGAACGGACTTGTAATCGAAGACGGAAGCGAAGAGGATGAGATTGATGTCATCATCGGTAACGGAATCAACTCAGTAGTTACCGCAAACGGATACTCAAAAGCACTAAACGGTTTTCTTGTACCGGAGCAAAAGTCTGTACACATCGAAACTCCGATGCTGGCTACAGCCGATCACACAGCAACAGGCATCACAGCATTGCTGACCGCCAGTGAAAACCTTGCGATTGGTGATCTGGTTTACGTTTCTGGTAATGGCACTGTTGGTAAGGCTGATGCAGATTCAGTAGCCAAAATGCCTGCAATTGGTCTTGCTGTAGAAGCAATCAACGCTAACAACCCTGGACCCATCTTGCTCCAAGGAATGTTCCGAGACGACACGTTCAACTTCACCGCAGGTAATCGATTGTTTGCGAGCACAACGGATGGTGGTATCACGGCAACCGTTCCGAGTGGAAGCAATGATGTAGCCCAAGCTGTGGGTGTGGCATTGAGTGACGACGTAATCTACTTCAAACCTGACATGACTTTGGTGGAGATTAGCTAGTGGGTGACTACGCACAAGTTCATGATGTTGCCATTGCTAACATCGCTCAGATTAACGATGTACCATATGCCAACTGCGGTCAAGTAAACGACTGTACCAAAGCCACTACCACAGCAACCAACTGGGTAGTTGCTGGCGATGATGGTCATGTTTTCTGGTGTGGAGCAGATCCTACCGGAACATGGACTGAATACGACAACTGGCAAGGGGATGGAACTCCAAGAGCCTATGATATTGCGGCAGGCAAAGATGCTAATGGAGATATTATCTACGTCATGAGCCGAGACAGCATCCATGGCGAATTACAAGTCAGCGGTTCAAATGTCGAAAGTTCTCATTTTTGGACGAAAGTAACCATCGCTGGAAGCGGTGATCAAGACCAGTATCGGATTATTTGGTGCGATGATGGCTCGACATCTGGTGTGTGGTTGGCTGTTGGTCGGCAAGCAAACCCATCAAATGCAAGATCCGGTGTTCAAAGGTCTACAGACGGTGGAGCCAATTGGACTAATATTCAGTTGGATGGACTCACTGGACACAACACTGGGTTGGGTATCCAGGCCATGTGCTTCGGCAATGGTGTCGTAATGATGGCTCAAGAGAACCGTATCTACACCAGCACAGATTACGGTGCTAACTGGTCAGTATCTACACCATTTTCGTCTGATGCGCCTACAGCAGCAAGATGCCTTACATACACCAACAACAGTTTCGTTTTGATTTACGGTCGACTTGGAGAGATTCGCGCTCGATCTTGTGCTGACTCCGACCTTACTGATTGGGGTGGTGAGTCAACAATGAACACTGATACTCGAAACCCTGGAAACACGTTTGAGGACAAGATCAACGTTGCCTCTGCTAACGGAAGGGTTGCACACATCACAGCAAATGATGAGCACTGTTCTCGTTTTGACGTGAGTGGCAAAACAATCAGCAACATTGCAATGACTGATCTTGGTATGAACTCTCAGCGTCATGCAGAAGATATTGAAACAGATGGCACAACCTGGCTCATCTGCTCAAGGCTTGGCGATATTTGGCGCAGCACTGATAACGCCGTGACATGGACAAAGATCAAAACAGATGCTGGTGGCAATGCAGATCATGGACAAGCGATCTGTTCCAATGTACTTTTACCACTTTAAGGAGACACCATGGATACTTTGAAAGCGAAACTCGCATCCCGTAAATTTTGGGCTGCATTCCTTGGGGCACTGATGCCTCCAGTCTTGGCTTTTTTGGGCGAAGATATTGCACTTGGTGAAGCATTGAAGCTCTCTGCTGGCGTGTGTGTTTCTTACATCCTGGGTCAAGGGTATGTAGATGCAGCCGAAAAGAAAGCTGTAGTCTCAACACCTGAAGAGTAGGATAATAAAATGCCTGGTATGACAGACGAAGAAAAACAAATGCTTGCTGATATCGATGCAAAACTTGCCAAAAACAATGCAACATTGTCTGCGGCTCAAAAAGCAATCTTGTTGAAATCTGGAAAATCTAAAAGTTCAACATCTGTTGAAATGCCATCGATGGATCAAGATCCAAAGGTAAAGCCTACTCGTCGAACGATCGATATGGATAAGTGATTATATGGCACTATCGATAACCAAGTTTGAAGATGCGTTTGACTATAAGATAGTCCGTGAAACAGTTTGCAACAATACAGCGATCGTTAACGTAACTTCTGAGCCTGGATCGATTTACTCAATCTCTCTGAAGAACTCAACGAGCAGTGCTGCCTACTTTAAGTTTTTTGACCTTTCAAGCGTCATTATGGGTTCATCTGTTGCAACTTTGGTTTTACGAGTTGATGCCAATACGACTACTGTTTACAACATTCCAGATGGCTATCCTTTTACGAACATCAGCTTCGCTTGTACGTTGAATCAAAATCCTGTTGATAACACTGCATTGACCGCAAATAATAATGAAACAGTCGATGTAAAAATCGTTTGTTCTTGAGGTAAAAATGTCAACGGCAACATCTACATCATCGATAACTGAAATCGGTGGCAAGTACGTTCTTGATTTATCTTGCACAGGTTCTTCAGGAGCAACTACGAATGTAACTGGCGGTGCTGGCAGTATTTTTATGATTCAAATCAACAATGAGGCAAATTCAACACCGGTCTATTTGAAGATTCGTGACAATACTACAGCTACACCGGCTACAACAACCGCAAATGGAGTAGGAACACCACACTTTACTTTTAAGGCTCCAGCGTACAAAAAGATTACCTACTGCATACCGGGTGGTGCTGCATTTAGTGCTGGATTGTCTATGTGGTGTGTTACAGGTGCAATTGTTGGTAGCCAAGCGGACCCATCAAGCTCAGTTATTGTTAAAATAATTGCATCATAAAAGTGAGTGGAATGTTCAATATGGAACCAGTCAGCTTAACAGTAATCGCCGTTATAGCGTCACTGAGCGTCGGCTTTGGTGCTGGCTGGGGTCTGAAGCCTGATGCCGGTGTAAAAGCGATTGAGGCACAAACTGAGGCAATTAAAGAGCTAAATAGTGGAAACCAAGAGCTTGTTTCTCAAGTTCAGCAAGTTGCAATCACTGATGCAGAGCGTGAAGCTTCTATTGCAGATAAACTCACTGACATGCCACCACCTTGTATTAAGGATGTTGGTGGAGACCCCATGTCATTGCAGTGTATGTGGGCGTTGTGTATTCGCACTGGTGAAACAGATAAGCAACGATGTGAGCCGTCAAAGTTGACGGATAAGCTTCTCGGGTCTTATAACTGTATTGAGCCTCAATGATTGGAATTGCCATGGAACTCAAAGATTTAGCTGTACCTGGACTAACTGTAGTTTTTGCTGCGGGTGTTTCATTTGCTTCTTTTGAGTCTGCTGCTTCTGATGTTGAGGAGGTTGACCGTCGCGTTGAGATCCTTGAATCCAAAGCGGGTAAGCAAGAGGTGGTTGATGTCAAGATCGAAGGCATTGAGAGCCGTCTTGAAAAGATGGAAGATATTGTTCAAAAGCTTTTGGACAACCAACAAAAACAAGCCATCAACATTGCTCAAATCTGCCAAGCCACAAACGCAGACTGTAGTTCGTAATATGAGACCATTTCTTCTTGATTATGTGGCCTCTCTTGGTCATACCGTTTTTGAGTCAGGTGAATACAACCTGAACATCATCGGTATTCGCAGCCGTAATCACCAAGCAAATCGTTTTGATGATCGCATGTGTGTGGTGTTCAAAGACGAGCAGGGCTGGATTACTCGTACCTGGGAATGCACCACTGAGCCTGGTAGTTACTGGCTAGAAAATCCCTCTCGAGTTGAAGGAACTGCTATTCTAGTACCTGGACAATATCGATCCGTTTGGAAGATCGACAAACACCAGGGGAAATACGATGCGCTCTGCCAAAGGAACGGTACGGTCAAAACTTACCGGGACAGCAATAAAGACGACATTATTGATCTTGATGTACAGTCTATTACTGAAGGCTATTATGGCATCAATATCCACAAAGCTGGATCAGCATCGACGCAGGTAGATAAGTGGTCTGCTGGATGTCAGGTGTTCAGTCATAGCAAAGATTTCGAAGAGTTTATGAGCATTTGCTACGCGGCTCGAAACAAGTGGGGCAACTCGTTTAGTTATACTCTAATTGATGAACCGGAGTTTTAATGGAGGCGTTGGTCGATTCACTATTGGCCGATGGTCACCTTGGGGTTTTTGCTGCGTTTCTGATTTTTCAGTTTGTCACTATGCAAAAACGGCTCGACAAGTTGGTTGCTGGGTTTCAAGAACAACTTGATACGTTACGGAAAGAGTATAACGAGCGATCAGAAAAGATGCGTGAGCGGTACGATAAAGTAATTCAAGAGTATCGAGATCGAGAAGATGATCAATCGAAAGATTTTTTAATCACTCGAACTAAAGTACACAATGACATTGTGGCAAAGTTGGACCGCATTTTGGATCGAAGCAAGTAAGGAAACTAAAACTATGTCATCACCAGAAGAAACACCAAAACCAGACTCAACATCAAAACCTGAGCCTACCGAGGCCGAGAAATTTGATCCTGGCCCCGACCCACCAGAACTATCTGAGATGGTTGGTGTATCTCAGGACATCACAGTCGCAGCAGACGCAGCCAAAGCGCTGGGTGGTGATTATGCTCCGATGGTTGCTCTTGCTCTGACTGGTATGGCTGTAGCGGGTGGATCAAAAGCCTGGAGCTTTTATCGTGATCGTGCGGAGCAAAAACACGAACAGGAAATGCAGAAGCTAAAAATGGAAGCTCAGTCTCAGGGTATGGAAGGAGAACAGCCTCCACCTTGTAAGGTAGCAACCGCTAAGATGCAGGCTGAAGTGGACGCACTAAAGTCCAAGATTGGATCTATTGAAAAGAAAACATCGATGATTTCTGCTGATTTTGACGGAGAAGATGTAGAGCGTCAGATCAAGCGCATGAAAAAGCGTATCGATGAACTGTTTGAAATCAACGAACAAAAATGACTGACATAAAAAAAACCCATGCAGGTCGTGACACCTGAATGGGTCGAGTTTGAATCCACAAGTTTGATAAAAGGTTTAGACCATCCAAACCTAATATTGAACAACACCAATAAAGGTGGATCAATAATCATTTAACAGATAACGATTGTTATGTAAAATCAACCCCCCACCCGGTAGGAATCGCCCATTTCAGCCCCCGAAATGGGATTAGGCGACGTGGGTGGGGGGTCAAGGGGATGATTAGACTTTCTTCGCTGGTGCTGCACCTTGGGTGGGTGCGATTGCATCATTGAACATATCAAGAACTCGACTCAAGCCTTCAGGTGGGCCATCATCACGGGCCACTACCTTCACGTCGTACTTGGCGCTGTTGTCGCTACTGCGGGTGTTTTCGCTGTGGTTGGCTACAGAACCGTGAACAGTCACTTCACAAGAGAACAGACCGGCGTTGTACTTGGCCTTAGCTGTAAGGTCAGCCTTGCTATCTGAAGTCTGCTTGCTCGATGTAGATGACTTTACTTCCATCGTGAATCGCACTTCGGCTTCTTTGACTGACAAGCTGGGTGTGTTGATAATCGCAAGCAGTGGAACCTGGAGGTCCACTTTTTCCATCGTTGTGTTTCCGGCAGCGTCTTGTACGGGCTTGTTGAACGAAAAGTCCACAGTCCGTGCAGCCATGTTGCCCTTACCGTCGTCATTCAGACCGACATCTTTGATGAAGTCACTAGATGCCTTTGCGAGCAGGGTTTGTGCGTTACAGGCTGCTTTAAGCGGACCACCAATGAGTTGTTCCATTGGAAGGCCACCAAACTGGTCTGACATTTTTACAAGGCCGGAATCTGCCATGGTGATCTCCTATTCGGTATATTTAATCGTAGATAAAACGTTTTACAACAGATCTACTTTTTATTTTTAGATTTTTCATTTTTTTAGATAACGTTTTTTCTATGTGATCAGCTATTATTTCTGGATCGGAATCTCCACAAGTAAAAGCGTCAAAAGCCAGCCAACCTTTGTCATAATAACAATGAGCAGTAATGTGACTTTCATCTAATAAAGTGCATGCTGCAAAACCTGGTGGTGATACTGATCCGTCAAACTCTTCAACATGCGAATGAACAACTCTGATTTTTGCTAAATTAGCAGCCTCAATCATTGTTTGTAATATCCATTCACCATTATAAATATTGTTTTTTTGATATCCGACACAATCTAAATAAACGTGTCTACCATGCGATTTGTTCATTTTTTTCACGGCAATAATTTAATAAGTTGATCATCTATTCTTGCGTAGCCTTCTGGTGGCTCACTGCCTTTGAAGATCAGCTTGAGTTTAGCAGCATTGCTCTCTTTTTTAAACCAGGAAGGGTTGTTTGCACATGGCCTCACCATCAACTGACCTTTTTTTCGATCTGCATTCAGTCCTGATATCTCAACAGACATTTCAACTTCGAGCGTATCCACCCGTAAGCTCTGGCCAGTGGTAAGCGATTGCAGCGGGACTGGTATGCTTTTTCGTACCAGAACTCCATCTTCCCACATTGGGATTTCCATGACGACCATGCGTGGTACATATATGTGTCTTCCGTCGTCATCAGTTTGCGGCTCACCGTTATCGTCTACCTTCTGCTGCCAGAACTCTTGATTCATGATCGAATCAAGCTCATGGCGCTCTGCGATGTCGGTGGCCGCTATAACCGCTGATTGTATAGAATGAACGATGTCATCTAAAGAATGATCAGGCATTATTTCTTATCGTGATGATTGTAGAAGTAGTACGGGCTGTTTCCGTAAGTTCGATCGATATCCTCACTGGTCAACTGTTCCTTAAAGATGTTCATCTTGGGCGGGTTGTCCTTGGGGTACGGTACTATGAAGTCAGGGTTATGCCATCTGAGTAGATTGTTGGGTTGGATACAGAAGTTACCGTCGTCCAGCATAATGAAGTGAAAACACTTGCTGTCTTGGTCGTTGGAGTACCCTACGTTGATCTCATTAAGATCACCTTCGAAATCATCTATCGTTGTAAGGTACTGACCACTGCGCCACTTCTTGTCTCGACAGAACACATCTACAGTACGGTTTTGAAGAAACGCAAACGTGGTTACAGCAATGTTATTGCTTTGGCAGTCCCAACTTTCCAGCAGTTGCAACCGTGTCTCTTCATCGTTGGATAGACGGTCGTACTTCTCTTTGTGAACAAACGCAGATATTGGCATGTTCCAAAACACAGCGCCGATGTTTGCTTGAAAGTGGAAGTGCATGGGCCTGTTTAGCATCGACTTGACGCCAAACATGTAGCCCTCGACCAACTCTTTCAGTCCAGTAAACTCAGGACGTATGTATGCCTGTATATACGGTATGTTTGCGTTAAGTTGACCCATTTTGCCCTATCACTCGACAAAGCCTTCTGGCTCTTCATCAAACTTTTCTTCTGTTTTTTCAACAGATTTTTCCACAGACTTTTCCGCAATCTTATCTTGTGCCATCACAGCAATAAATTGCTTCATCAGGTCTTTAAGCTCTTGATCATTAGAGTTTGCACCCTGAGCTTGGATTGCTTCGATAAGTTCTTTGTTTGATGCGCTAACGTCAACATTCACATCGACGATCGGCATACCGTTTTGGTACTTGAGATCCTTTTCATTGCGTACATCAACAAAGTTTACAGCCAGCATAATTGCTTGGTCTCCACCTTTGTTTTTTCTGATGTCTGATTCATAATCGAGAACAATCCATTCACCATTAGGCTGAACAAGCTTGATATGCTTCAGCATTGAATCGATAGTTTTTCCGATTTGCTCTCGATACAAAGGCTCATCAACACAGTTCAAAATGCCAGCCAGTCGCCATTCTGCTGTTTTCAAACGTGTCCTGTAACCAGCAAACTGTTTCTTCTGTTTTTTGTCGATCAAACGAGTGGTCATTTCATCATTCAAAATGTCGAGCAAAAGGTTTGGTTGCACAATAAACTTATCTTCAACATTTTTGCTGGCAGTTTCCTGCAGCATAAGTTTGTATGGCGATAGGTTTTTTGCGGCTTGATCAAGCAAGGACATGTTTAATACTCCTACGAGGTGAAATCTTCTTCAGGTTCAGGTAGATCATTTACCTGTGCTTTCTCAACCAAATCTTTAACCTTAGATCTCCGTTTTGACTTTGGTTTTGAGTCGGCTGATTGTACATCAATAACATTGTTATCAATGTCTGTGTTGGCTTCTTCATCAACATCGATTGTTTCAATGTCGATTACGTTGCCAAAATCAGACTGAATATCGTGTTCAAGAACAGCAGTTGTTTTCGGCGTTAGCGGTAGATACTTGCAGATTCGACGGATAACAGTTTTTCGCCACATTTCTTCCGTGTGTTGTGCCCATGGTCCAGATTCTGGACTTCGGGAGCTTTTACGAATCTTGTTGATTTGATCCTTACGCATCACCTCTACTTGGCGCTGACCGTCTTTGAAAAAGCATACAGCGTAAGCAAGAAGCAAGTCACCAGGATTGTCGTGACACTTTTTGTGTCGAAGAACCTCGCCCTTCTCAAGATCAAACGAGTGTTCGAAATCATCGTTTTCGTAGACAACTTCTGCTTTGAAGTGAGCAACTTCACCTGATCGCTTTACAAGGTCCATCAGTCCTGTGTACTCAATCCACAACTCTGCGTTGTAACCTTTACTTTTCTTGTCCCACATTGGAACCAAAGAGGCTCGGTGCAAAACTCCACCAGCAACCAGGTCCAACTCGCATGCCTTAGCAAGTGCCATATAAACAGAAGCTGGGCTGCACTGTACGAGTCTTTCGTTTTTAACGGCCTCAAACATTGCAACACGAATGATTCGATCAACGTCGGTGCCCTGTGGTGCAATCTTAATCAGGCTGCTTTTTTTACCCTCAAGATAATCGTTCAGTTGGGTAACTTTGTCTCTGGTGCTAAGTGCTGTTGTCATGTCGTTCCTCTTTAATTCTTAGTAGTCTGGACCCGGCTTGTTCAGTAACGTATTTCTCATACATTTCTGGCTCATCTTGACGAAACTTGTTTTTATCAAACACTCGTCTGCTTCTTGATGGTTTCCAAGTTGCAATACCTTCAATGCCTGGGTCTTCGCCGATTGCAGCCCTAAGTCTATTTTCAAGTTCCTGTTTTTTCTTTTCTATGGACTTCAACTCTTTTCTCACTGCAATGATTTTTTCATACAGGTCTTTCTCGGCCACTGTTGCTTGGCGAAGAGGAATGTCCTGTACTCTTTTGTGCAGCTTTCCAAGAACAGTTTTGCAAAGGTTTGTGCTGTCTACATCTGGTGGTATTTGTTTTTCTACGTGTTTATCCCACCAAGACTCAGCTACATCTAGTATTTGAGATCCAAGTTCTTTGTCTCTTTCAATCCGGTAAACCCTAAAATCATCGAGTCCAAAAAGAGTCGCAATATCCCAATATGGCGCGTCGAAGATCTCCATGTAGGTTCTCATTTGAATCTCTACATCTAAAGGAATGTCGGTTGTTCCAGACTCTCCCCATCCTCTTCGGAATCTACGGGTCTTTGCATCCATACCAAATCGGACACCGTTTTGTTCAACAAGTCGATCAGGTGTTCCAAAGATGCGTGGCCGAGTTGGATGCCATGTCAATCCCTCTTCCCAAAGCTTGCACCCTTCCCCCAGGTGGAGCCCATAAAATTCACAGACATATTTTTCCATTACTCGACCACGCATCAAAATTGCATCGTCAACATCATCAGATTCAAAAAGATCTGTTTTTTCAGTCCAAAGTTTAAAAACACTGTTTTCGAATGAACCTACTTTTTCGGCCTCATCATCACATGCAGAAAGCAAAATGCATGCTACGTCGGTGCCTCCAAGCCCCTTTTTACGCTCAGCAAGCCAAGCTTCTCGCTCTTGTTGGTTCATTGTTCCTCTCTTGATTTGAGAGTACTCTTTATTGCAAAGTGTGTCAAGGAGCCACACCCAAAGATGGACAAATAGTGTCCGCTTCGATATTGTATCAACCAAAGGTGTGTCTAATGATCATCGCTGAGTATAGAAAAAGCCTGCCGGGACGAAGTACAAGAGTATCTTTTGTTCAATGGTTGAACGGAGAACTGGTGCGTTTCGAGATGAAGATCAGCATTGGATATTTGCGAGACCTCGAATATGGTCGCAAAACACCTTCCTTGCCTCTTGCGATAGGTATAGAAAAGGCAACAGGTGGAGCCGTTTCTGTGAGAGAATGGCCTGGTCTTTCGGCAAGGCTACGTTTATAAATTTGGAGTTTGAAATGAGTTTGAAAGAAACAGTAGATGCTATGCGCGTTGTAGTAGGTAAGAAGGCTTGCCAACACGGATATAATTTGAACAACGTGATTACGACTCTTTATGCATACATCAGTGAGCTTGAAGCGAAAGCAGATAAGCCAGAAAGCGTAAAGGTTAAAGTCGGGATGATTGAAGCCAAAGTAAGTGCTGGAGCAGATGGCAAGCTTGGGACTGCGGATGATACCGTTAAGTTGAGCGTTGCAAAAAAGAAGGCACCTGCTAAAAAGAAGGCGCCTGCTAAAAAGAAAGCAACTTATAAGAAGAAGTCCTAAGCTTCGTGATCATCAGATAAATCCAGAAGCAGCTTCATTACTGCTTCTGTTTTTACCTTTTCTCTGTGTTCATTCACGGCTTCTATGACATTGTCTTGAGTCACTGAACTCATCACAAAATCACCCTCGCAATCACAAACTTCAATTTCATCATCTTCTTGGAATATTTTCCAGGCAGATGGCATCTTCCATTGTTGTTTGATTTGTTTCAAAGCAGGCATGTTCAGTCCAAAAGGTTTCGTACTCCGATACCTCTGTGTGGAATTGTAACTGTTTGCGACCAATGATCGATAATGTCTTTCATCATTTTCTGTGCAGTTTCATGGTTGTGAATACTGAATGCTTTGTTGTCGATGACACAACTTGCCCACAAGATATCCACACTTTTACGAAGTTGATCACGGATAGATTCTGTGATCGTCATTGCTAAGTGTGGCGTGATTTTAATCCATGCGTAGATTTTATCTATGCGTAACGAATCCACGATTCTGCCATCATCGATGCAGTCTACCAAAAGGTTCTTGGTTCGCTCTTCTACGTTTGGCAGATTGATCATGTCAGACCAATCACTAAAAACCTGCCTGCCCATCAGATGGTCGATACCAAAACCAAGCACATTGATGTAGTGCCCGTTTTCCAAAAACTCTTTTGCACGGTTGGCTTCGGAGTACAGGTGAAACATCTCGTTACCTGGGAATACTCGAACCTTATTCATACGATTGTTCGATAATATTCTGTTTTTATCTTCTTCCGTAAGAAAGGTATCGATCCTCTCTTGTACATCGTTTGGAACCACGTTCTCCATCAGAACTCCACATCTACATTTTCTACTACAGCTTTCGGTTTGTCGATCTCAATTACGTTGTCTTTTTTGTTTTGAACCCAAACGTATTTACGATCTCCGTAAATTCTTCTTCTGACTCTTTCGTATCCAAGCTGACGCATAATATCTCCAACACGCATTTCTGATGACCGTGTCATTTGATACTTTTCGAGTTTCAATCCACGCTCCATGATTTCAGTAGTCGAGCAATTCAGTCCGTTTCCACTAATGAATCGTTCAATTACTTCATGCCATGGGTCGAACTGTCGGAAGTCAGACGATTGGGTATCCAAGACTTCCTGTGATTCTTGCTCCAAGTACCACTTCTCACCGTTCTTGTACGCCACTGCAGCCTCTGCCCACAGTTGCTCACGGTTCTTTTCGGTCCAGTTCAAATCCATTTTACCAACTTGGATTGGCCAGTATCGACGTGATCCTGTTTCATCGGTGATGAACTCAGCCTTGTTTGTGGTTCCGCAAAACACAGTATGTCTTTGCAGCGTCACGGTCTGTCGAGCGTAAGGCAATCGAAAAGTATCCTCTTGTGCGGACAAGAATGCTTTTGTGCTGCTGTTCCGAGCACGTCTAATCGAATCAAGCTCTGCTACCTCATATATCCAAGCCCTATGGATCTGCATGTAGGCGTTGCTTGATCCGATATCCATTGGCGTGTCACAGAAATACTCTTGTGTCGCAAGTGTGCGAAACGTTGTGCTTTTCTTTGCTCCCTGTGGCCCCACAAGGATGAGTACGCAGTCTGCCTTACAACCAGGGTTCATCGCTCTTGCAACGCACTGTATGAGCCATCTACGTCCAATTTCACGATTCAACTCGTTATCTTCTGCACCACATCCTCGAATCAGCCATTCGTCTGCTCTTGGTACTCCATCCCACACGTTCTTATCGAGCCATTCGGTGAGTGGATTTCTACCGTTCAACTCCGCAATGTAGTTTGTGGCTTCAACAATCGAGTCTGTAGTGAAGTGAGTGTTGTAATGTCTGTGCATCCAACGCTTGATACGTGTGTAGTCAGTGTCTTTAAGTGGGTCATCATTCATGTAGATGGCGTTGCTAAACTCATTGAGCCAAATCTTTTTCTTCCAACGCTTGTCGTTTTCCAAGATAGACAGGAGATTTGGTAAGGTCGGTTTGATTTTTTCGACGCCATCTCGACCAGTTTGCGTTTCAAGATGACTGACTACGCTCGAATCAATACCTCTTTGTTCACCTTTTTCATACGCATCTTCGGCAGCTTTTAAAAGGTCTGAAAGCCTTGGTGAGCCTTCTTTTCCGTCCAAAATGGTATCGATATCAAACATCAGACGACCCTCCAAACCGATCTAGAGGAATCCTATATGTCAATCTTCCATTCAACTGCAAACGGATTGTTTGTGCATATTCTTCACCTTTTTCATCGGGGTCGGTTCCGATGTAAATCTTCAGATCCTTGGGAATGTTTAGTTTTGAAACGGCTCCAAATGATCCAGAAGTACCCCCAAGAACCGCTATCTTAAGGTCTTGGCTTTCAACTTCGGCTGAACATTTAATAAAGTCGGTGATACCTTCGACAAATAAAAGACCATCGATGGGTGTGTCTACTTTACGAATCATCTTGACTGCGTATCTGTTGGGCATAAACAAGCTTTTGGCTTCAAAACCTTTTGGCCACAAGGTTTTCGGTCCTGATTTTGGAACTTCCACTGCCCTTGTGTGGAGACTGACAAACTCACCATCTGTGTTGAATGCTGGCACGATTAATCTCCATAGAGCACTACGACCTGCTGGCCACCAATCTGGCCATTGGTATTGCATTCTATCGGGAGTGATCCTGACGACTCCAGATTTAGATACGGACTGCAAATCTAAGTTTCTGCTGCGAAGAAAAACGAGAGCTTGATCGCTTTTTTCTAGTTGATTTAGTTTTTTTGATGCAGCCCACAAGCTGTGAACTTCCTTCTTAGGTGGTCTTTTACCTCGTATCGGTTGAGGCTTTTTCATAATAGAAGGATCTTCTTCTTGCTTTATATCAAACCAAGCCTGAACTTTATTCTTTCCAAACGTGTCTGATTCGGAAAAACGTTGCCCATTTAAGACGAAAGATACGAGATCAATGCCAGAACCACCAGCATTACATCTGTGACATTTCCAACCTTTATTGTCACTACGCAATCCAATTGGACCTCTCTTGTCTGTGGATCCTCTCTTGACTGCGTGACAGGCTGGGCATGGTGCAAAGGAATTGTTTTGCCTGACCTGTAATCCTAATCTACTTGCTATTTCTGATACTGCTATTGACTCCGCTGCACGCAACCACACGTTTAGCTCCATCTCTGTGAATTTTTTGGGGGGAAGAGGGAAAGGTTAACTTTATCAGTGACGGTCAATCACTGTTGTGAAGCTTATACTTCAGCCTGCCTTCTTCCGTGATCCAAAAACTCATAGCAACACCGGTCTTTGCCCTGGCGCGTTGAGCGTATTTCACCAACAAGTTGACTGTAATCGGCTTTCTTTTTCCATTGAGAGAGTGCCAAATGTGCGTGTGCGAAACACCCAAGACTCGTCCTGCTTCACGATATGTATCAGCAACTGAGTTTACCAGCGCCTGCAAGGCTGGATTCGTATCGATTACAAAGTCATTGTCTGTGGTCATGTGTTGCCTCCCTTTGGTGTTGCTACATTAGTAAACGACGTGGTTGTTGTCAAAAAAAGAAACTATATTTAGTGGGTGCGCTAAAACACTGAATGATATAAAATCTGTTAGGATACATCTGACTATTTTTTGGAGACAACATGGCGTTGACTGTTCATGGTTTTGAAAATTCAGCCAATTCAGCATATAAGATTGTTCAAGAAACATCTTCTGGAACGACATTGGTGGAGAACGCAACCGGAAGTTCTGGTAGAATTTACTGCATCACGCTTACAAATACCGACAACTCAAACGGTGGAATTTCAAAGTTCTTTTTGAGAAATTCAACCACTCCTACAGTTGGAACGACAGAGCCCGATTTAGTTTTGGCCTGCGGAAGCAACACTAGTGAGCGTTATGAATTTCCGAACGGTCTTCCTTTTACTGTTCTTTCTTTCTACACTTCTAGAAATTTAGCAACTTCCGATACCACTGCACCTGGCACTACTAAAGTAGTCATTCTTTGCTCTTGAGGTTTTCATGGCTGTACAAACTAAAATCGCAACATCACCGCTCATACCGACGTTGGTTTTTGATAACAACGTTGGTTTGACGGTCCAAACTGCTGCAGCAACATCACAAAATCTCTATTATATTGAAATATCAAACAACCAAGGTGCGCAGCCAGTATACGTTAAGCTGTTTCAAGCAAACACAGGTGTTACTACATCGTCGCAACATTTTTATCAGTTTTACTGCCCTGCTGGAACCATCTGCTACACATACATGACTGAACCAATTTCATTTACAAACGGCATCATGTATTATGCGTCTTTGCAGCCAGGTGTAAACAGCAATTCAAACGTATTGGTCAATCCACCAAACAGGGTTGTTGTCAGAATGGGCATGGTCTCACAGTAAACTTAGCTCACATTTTACTGATCGACCACACAAGGTCCGACATGGAAAAAGCAATTAAGATTTTTTGAAATTATAGAGCCGACACAAAATCTACAGCTTCTTGCTCGGTATCAAAAACACACAAAGGATCTTTACTTGTGTCTGCAACCCAAGATCCAGACTCAATTCCCAGTTCTTCCAATGCGATTTCGTCGATCTGCCATTTCGCTGGAAATACAAACCAATCTACATCACCTTCATCCCATTCAAACCAATCGACAATCGCTTTTGGCTTTTCATCTTTTTGCATATTTGCTCCTTTATAAATGAGGCATCTATTCAACCACCCACATGCCTCCCTGCTGGGCCAAAGGAAGCCATGACACTTCCCATTACATTATGGAATTGCGCGGCAGAGACAAAAGTAAAGTGGAAAGTGAAAAAAAAACTGGGGCGGTTGGACTCGAACCAACAACCTCCGGGGTAACAACCCGGTGCGCCTGCCTGTGGCGCCTCACCCCATTTGGTTTCTAAAAAGGTATCTCTTCGTCACGGAAAGAGTTGTTGGACTGCTGCTGTGGTCGCGATTGAGATTCACCAGCACCATTTTCAACTCGGTTCAAAAACTCTACGTTGCTTGCAACAATCTCTGTAGTCTTGCGCTGGTTGCCCTGTTTGTCCTCGTATGATCGGTTCTGCAATCGACCTTCTACAATAACCTTGGAGCCCTTGTCCAAGAACCGTTCACAGTTTTCAGCGGTCTTTCCAAACACTACGATGCGATGCCAATCAGTTTGATCGACCAATTCGTCACCCTTCTTGACTCTCTGGTTTGTAGCAATACTGAAATTGCCTACTGAGTTACCGCTGTTTGCTTTTCGAATCTCAGGCTTCTGCCCAAGGTTACCACTGATGATCACCTTATTCATGATCGCTCCTTTGTTTTGTTTATATGAGAATGCATCTCAATAGGCGCATGCCCATCAGAAGATTCTTGAATGATTGATGACACGTCATCAAAAGACAGTTCGATTGTATGAAAGCTGTAGTGACAAGATGTACATTGTCGTTTGCGCACCACAAAATCAGGAGTGTACCAACCGACCAACTCGTTACCTTTGTTTACTTCAGATCCCTTCCCAGGTTTCTGTGGCGTTCTGGTCGCCAGTACCTTGGTTTTTTTTAAGCATTTGGGGCACGTCATAAAATCGCCCCAGTGCCCACCTTTTGTACAGTACAACCAACTTGTTCGTAGAAACGTGAACGCTTCTTGTGCATAAAAAACAGAGCCTTAGCAGCATCAACCAAGTCGATTACCAGCGGCTGTTTTTTGTTATCTGCACGTCGCATGATTCTGCCAATCCGTTGTTGGATCCTACCCATAGACTTGGTAGGAGTAGTAAGCATCAACGTATCCAGACCAGGTAGATCAAGTCCCTCATCGGCTACAGTCGTTGCGAACAATGCACTTATCTCTCTATCGTCTGCGAGTCTAAGAACTTCTGCGCGTTGCTTCTTGGTCATCTTACCAACCAGCGTAGCGGCACTGATACCACGGTTTGAAGTCTCTTCAGCCAAGTCTATGCAGTGTTGAACTCGGTCGGACAGAACCAGTATCTGACGACCGTCCGACACCATCTTCTCTACGATCGCAAGTATCTGTTCGTTACGATCCTTTGAGGCACACATATCGTTGATCATTTTCATCCATTCTTTCTGACCTTCAGGCTTCCACAGCGTTGGATGAAACTTCACAGTAGGCGACAAGACGTTGCCTTTCTCAATCAACTCGGGCGTAGTGATCCGCTTCAGCGTTGTACCAAAGTGCCAGTACAGGATGTCACTCAGTCCATCTGGACGATCAGGTGTCGCAGTCAGCGCCAGTCTTACCCTGGCAGGCATTCCCATCATTACAACACTAAATGTAGTGGCGGGAACGTGGTGTGCCTCATCCACGATGCAGACACCAAACTGCTTACCAAACTCCAGCATGTCATCGAACCGCATCTTGGATAGCGACTGGAACATGGCGATTACAATCTGACCTGAATCATCCTTCTTGCTGCCGCCCCACATCGTGACGTTGGGAACCTCACCGCTCTCCGTTCGCACCTGAGCTTCGATGCGTTGCTTCCATTGTTGTGCCAGGTCATTTGTATGCACCAGTATGACTGTGCGCGTTTCGTACCGTATCAGCGATCCAATGCCCATCATGGTCTTGCCCGCACCACATGGCGCAACGATGAGCCCCTGCGACTCACGCAACAAGGCATCCACGCCCTCGGCTTGATAATCTCTTAAACTTATCTCACCATTGAACTGCAGCTTCTGATCGCCATCTCTGAATGGAGGAAACGTAGTCTTATCAATGTGGTCCAGTCCATATTCTCTCATGTCGATCCCTCTTGGGATCATCTGACCTCCACCCCACTGATGCCACAAAGGTATCGTCTGGCATGCATAGACATGAGCATCAGGTATGTTGACCCACTTGCCCCTGTCCCGCAGTGCATGGGCTTGTGCGTATGCTGGGTTCTGGCATTTATATCTGTCCCGTATCTGCTCAAGAACCGGGCTATTTATCGGTATGAAATAGCCTCCGCTTGTTACGCATCTGTTGTCGGTCATGGTGCATCTCTTGGTGGTGTTTCTCTAAATATAGTGGGTGAGGCATCTGTACGCCATGCCTCCCTGCGCGTGGCTGGATCTATTCCTCCGACCCTTCGATAGTGTACGTCCAGATAGACTCATCTGCATCCCACTCCAGGTACAGTGGCGTCCCATCTCCAGACATCACATATGTCATGGTCTTGTCTTTGATCACTTCCATCTCTTCAACATCTTCCGTCCCTTCGGGGATGTTGATTATCTTTACCCATTCCATGCCATCGTCTGGTTCAGGTTCCGACTCAGGCTCAGACTCAGGCTCACCATCGGTGAACTCTGCGTCCATATCTGGCCAGGGTAAATCATCCTCAACTGGCTGCTCTTTCAGTCGAGGTAGAGATTCTATTGGGCTCTTCTCTTCCGCTTCCTCTACTACTTCTACTACTTCTTCCTTCTTTCTAAGGATCACTGTATCAGGATCAATCTCTGGCTCTGCATAGATCAAGTTCGCATCATCGGTTGGATGCCAGCCATTAACGCCGTTCCGCATTTTCTTCTTCCAACCAAGTGCTTTCATGGTCGCACCTACTGCAAGCTTGACCTTGTGACTTAGTTGTTCTTCAGACTCGGGAGTAGCGATGTCGTTTCCAATGAAGTCGTAGTAACGAATGGCAATGTCGAATGACGATATGCCTGCATCATTGATGGTCAGACCAGTGTTTTGGTTTGTCATCAGACTCACCATGTATTGGTCTGGCTTTACACCGGGCTTACTCTTCCGTTCTTTCTTGGGTTCTGGTTCCTCTTCAACAAACTCGGACAACTCAAGATCAACCCAATCTTCATCTGTAGAATCAGTTTCAATCTCGACAACGATGTCGTCATCGATCTCATCGATCTCAAAGCCTACGTCATCTACTTCGTTCAAGTCTGGTAGGGCTTCAGTGCCGAAGAAACTCTTTGGTGGATACCAACGATACAGGCGATCACCATCCACCTGGCTTCTGTGGCTCTCCCATCCAAGATCACGCAACACAAGCGCAAGTGCTTTTTCTGCCTTCGATGCACTGACTTCTCCGTTTGCATTCAACTGGTGATCTTCAATCATTCCATTGAGATCCAAACCAATGTCAGCCTCAGTCAACTCACCGTCTATCTGTTGCTTGTACTGCTCCTTCAGTTGATTCAAAGACGTTTCCTTCTTTGGTTCAAACTCTTTTGCAGCAGCCAACAATCCAATCTCAACCTCTTCAATGGTTAGGGACTTCCCGTATGTCCCTGCCATGTAGACCATCACGTCTGCGATTGATCGCTTGGTTGCCTCTGTGCCATTGGAATCCAATAGTTTCCGGCCCGATCGGTGAGTAAACCTACCCACCATCTTATCGTCCAGTTTGGCCGCAAGGAATACACTATGTACTCCGATAGCCCCCTTGATATTTGCCGTCTTTTCGTCCGGCATAAGACACCTCCCTGTGTGTTTAGTTCAAGTGTTTAACCAATGACGCAGCAAGTATGTGCTTGTCCTCATCAGTTGTTTGAAACAGCCAAGAGTTTCTTAGCTTGGTCAAAGTGCTGAATCCATTTTTAGATGAATGAATCCTATTCAGTATGAGCAAAGCCGCAGCAAAGCCTAATGGATGATCCAAATCGATGGTCAACGATTCCCAGGTTACAGGCATGCTGGTTCCCTCGTTGTCGATGATCAGACAGTGCGTTGGATGTTCGTCACCCCACGGACGAACCGTGATCGTTTGGTTGCTCTTACTACCCCAACCGGCAGGCTCATGGCCTGGACGAATGCAAACAGGCGTACCTACCACAACATCCAGTCTGGATAGCGATGGCATGATTTCAACCCAGTTCATTCTTTGCCTCATTGTCTTTCCGTATACGCTCATTGGCGCTTCTTGCGAGCCTGTAAAAGCCTTGGCGTTGCGCTTCCACCAGCACAACCTTTGGGTCAATACCGTCACGTATCAGCTTCGACCATCGGATCGTTCGAGTGTGGAATCGTTCATCGCTTAGGTCCATCATGCCTCCGCAGGTTTAGTGGTCATCACCACCTTTTGAATCGCTTGACTCTTCTTGACCATGTCCAGCAAGACACAAGCAACGTCTGTATTACCACCGGAGAACGCAAGTGCCTCTGAGCACCAGTCGCCGTCCGACATCGGTATGCCTTTGTTTTGGACATACTCTAAAAAATCTTCCCACATATCAACCATTTAATCCTCTGTTTACGGTGTGTTGTAGCCTAATCTATGAACGATAATAGGTCAATGGTGTTTTGCTACTCTTCGTTCTTTACAACTGAATCTCTTAGAACCATGCTCGCATAGTCATAGGCGCCTAAGTTTGTCTCATCGTTGAATAGGCTGTTGATTTGTTCTTGATGACCGAAGTGTTCCGCAGCATGTGTCACCGCGAACAGCGCATGCCACAACTCTTTTATGTATCTTGGGTCAATGTTTATGTTGTCCATTTCACTCATCACTCACCTCATTCACTCGCTCGGAGACAACAGCCCAAGATGGCAGTCGGCCAGTCCGCTTTTGGTACTCTAAGGCCAACACCATGTTTACTGCCGCACTCGAAGGATGCGGTTTGGGCTCGGCTTCAGTAGTGTCTGTCATGTATTTCTCGTATCTACCCATCATCACTCACCTCCTTTGTTCTGAGCATCCACAATGCTCTTGGTGTAGTCCCTCTTCATCTCTTTCAATGCCTCTGCGGCAGCGATCCCGGCTTGTACAAAGAAGTCCTCTGCATTTTCTTCGGGCGTGTGCTCGGGCTCGGGCGCGCGCGCGTTCGTCTTTGATTGATAGGGCCACCGCTTGCGCGTGCATTGCATACAGTTGCACAAGGGTTCAGGTTCCTCGCTCTGCTCGGCCCAGTCCGGTACAACCTGGTACACCTTCTCACCAGATTCGATACGGGTCAGTTGCTCTGGTGTGACCACTACCTCAACCGGATCGGCCAGTGTGTATGTCTCACCATCGTCTAATACGAAAATAATCATTCTACTCTCCCTCTTCGTCGGTGAAGCCCATCTTTTCCGCATCTTCCAGGAACTTGTTTGGGTCCATTTCATATTGGCCAACAGCCTGGTTGATAAACATCTCGTATAGGTCCATTGTGCTAAGGCTGTCCCAAACGGCAAGCGCCACCCTCTCACGGTTCTCTGCGTTGTTATCCATCACTCACCTCATTCATCGGGCATTGATTGTTTCATTAGGTCGATGCTTTCCTTCAACCACTTCTTTGCGTTCCCTGGTGTTACACCCTCAAACGGCTCGTCTTTCGCTGCGTTGCCCATCACCCACAGTACGTATTCCAGGTGACCGATGGGGATCTCTACTGGAGCATGATGGCGCGTCTTGTCAGCAGCGCACTTCTCATCACAGTCTTTGCACATGTACACGTCAATGGTCAGGTTTGGGTCTGCACAATAGTCGTCAGGAAAGATCTCACCGCATACATCACAGGTAAAGGAATCCTCATCGACACATTGCGTACACCAACGATCTCCACACACTTCGGTCATTGTTTCTCTTGGCTCACGCTCACCGCATTTTTCACACTCTGGATTGTTTTCCTTCCAGACTTCATGTTCATGCTCTTCACGTTGTTCATGTAGCCGTCGAGCCTGTGCATACATGTGCGCTGGTCCTTGCCATCTACTCATCATTCACCTCTCTGTTTGTATTCTTTGGTTTTGTGGTCCATCTCCCAACCACGTTCATACTCAAGATCACTCTTGTATATTGAAAGAAGTTGGTCCTCTTCCCAGTCTGTGATCTCAATGGGCGTCTTTGTCTCGTCACCGTGCATGTACGACAACTCAGCATGAAGATGATCACCTTCGCCCACACTGGCGTCACCTTCGCAATACTCTCCTTCTACTGTGATGAACACATACCCTGTGACTTCACCAGTCACATCGTCGGTTACCTCACGCTCAAACTGCACGACAACGGGTAAGGGCATCAGTTGTTATCCTCCATGATGTCAATGGTACAACCGTCAACACTGACCAGTCCTTTGTTGATCGCAGCTTGTAGTATGACTGCATGATCTTCAACAGACATTCCGTACCTCGGTTTGTTGGGATTGTGTTCCATCGGAAAGTTTGGAATCATACGAATATCAAACTCGTTATCCTCACTTTCGTTAATATCCAGTGTATACCAGAATGTCAACGGATCTGGAAAGTTATGGCCTCTGTAAACGTGGTAGACAGGTATCTGAAGCCCACCGCGATTATCAAAGTCTCGACGATCGTTTTCTGGCGCAGCATCACAGTGTTTTTGTATTTCTTCCTCAGTACACTGAATGCGTATCTCGAATGCTTCTTCGGGTTGCACGTAGGCGTAGGGCATCACATACCTCCGCTGCATTCATGGTCAGCATCTACATGGTGTGAGTCGTCACAGTGTACGCATATGGCTTGATCGATTTGATCGGTGCGTACCCATTCACCACCGAACGGTAGGCCAACAATCGGTTTCATGTGGTCTGGCCATACGTCGGCATCTTCACGCGATGACCATCCGTGTTCGTTCGACCAGTGTAATACCGCTGTACCGGTATCATCGAAGTCGTCAAGGTGCGCTCCGCTTTCTGTTTCTATATGTCTAATCATCCACATCATCACGTCACCTCCATGACTGACTGTATGAAATCGTTTCTACTGGTTTCTTTTCTTTCGACTTCAATAAGATCCCAAAGTTCATCCAGTTCTTTCCTGATCTTTTTTCGTTTTCCCTTTTCTTCTGCAAGCTTGTAGATGTCCCAAACTTTGTCCTGTATTTCAGATAGTATCGTTTCCATCATTTACCTCCGCAGTCGTCGCAATAGTCAACGTCTGGATGTTTTTCGTCGGGCTCACAACCCGCACATGTGTATGTCTTATTGTTATTGTATAGACGGCCATTCGATCGATAGACTTCATTGCGCCAGTTGGTCGCATACTCAGTAGTCGGGGGATCGGCTTGCTGTATGAGAGAGACTGGGCAGTCCCAATAGACTGGACCCATTGATTCATCGATTGCTTTGTATCCCCAGTCGCCGCCGTATGATGACAACTTGAATAGGCACACAAACGATGGGCCTTCCTTCGGTTGAATAACCATCCATAGATGGCGTCCAAAGTTCGTGGCTTTGCGGTCGATGATGCTGAAACGCTCGCCGCTGTATTGCTTGACAAGATCGTTCACTACGTCTTGTCGGCTGTAATATCCTGATATGGTTCCCATGATATACCTCTGTGGTTTAGTGTTTGTGGTAGTTTACGTTGGATACATTGCGGTCCCAGCATGCCCGACAGTCGCCACACTGGTTACCCTGAGTAGGAGCAGGACATTGCTGTCCATGGTCCGCATCGACCGATGAAGTGGGTAGATCGGTATTCAATGATGATCCGATCATCGGAGCGGACAAGCGCACCACAAGATTCTCTGGCCAGTCTCCCGCCATAGCGCGAGCAAGTTTAACCATGGCACGCTCACGGGACGGAGCCCAGAACTTCACCCATGGCAAGGCACGTGCTACCTCCACCCATTGTAGAACGTGGTCAATAGACTGAAAGTCTCCGCTATCGTGAATACGGAAGTAGGGATCATCAGGATCGGTATAGTGCCCAATAAGCTTGACCATACCCTCAACCCATTGTGGATGGTGTAGCGCGTCAAGTCTACGTTGCAGACCGGCTTTCACATCAGGGTAGTGGTAGTGTCCCTTCATTGCATAGCATGACGAGCATACCGAACCCGCAACCTTGGCGAGTTTCATACCCACCTTGCATGCAGTAGCAGGAATAGAAGTAGAGTAACCAGGCATCTTAGAAGGCTTGCCGAGTCCTGACTTATGACCAGTAACCAGTTTGGCGGTTTTGATATTCATTGTAGTGTCTCTGTGTTTAGTAGTGTTTTTGGTCGCTATATGTAGGGAGTGGGTTCTACATATAGGGTAGTCGTCGAATATAAATGACTGTGACTTTGTGGTGTCTGTCTGTGACTACTTAGTCAGTTTAAGGGAATATATTGATTGTGTCCACTAAATGTAGCGAAAAAAATGAAGAAAGTTGTTTTTGTCCTCTGTCAGTGGGACAGCGTCCCTTGTTGTGGGACAGGTTAAAATGTAGATTGAACCTTGAATATCTCTACTGTCCCTACCGTCCCTACCTTATATAGTATGTACCTACTTTGGTAGTAAATAGTATTCCTTTAATAGATATATGGGGTACAACCAAATCCCCTCTATAGGAAAACGGGTGGGATGGGGGGACAGTAGGTGTTTGAATGGATGAAAGATACCATTGAACCTTATATATGGAGTGGCCCTACCTTGTTTGTGTGGTAGGGACAAAGGAGTAAATGCTACTCAGGTAGGGACAGAGGCTCTATTACGGATACGATCGGCTCGATAACTCCCGAGGGATGACACAGAATGTGTACTTGGTATCCATCGTGCATCCATCGCCTGGTGAGTAGTACAGACCATCCATGCAGTTGGTCTATGGTGTACCGTGACTTACTACCTCCTCCCCTGATATGGTTAAACATACTTACGGCAGTCTCGCCAAGAGATCTCGCATACTCACGCAAGGAACCATCTCGATCAAATGACGACTCAATCTCACGAAAGATCATGTACAAACGCACACTGCATGCCTGAACCTCAGACTTCAGCCAACGCCCAGTCAAGTGATTGTCGATGTCACGCTCCAGATTATCAAGACCCTGAAACGGAATCGAGCGCAATGTGTCAGCATCACGTGAGGTTAGACGGCTCCGTCTTAAAGTGGCGCAAGCCTCATTGTACTTGTCTGATATGTCAGTCACCGGGTATTCCTCGAATAGTTTATGGGATAAAAAATATGGTGGAAACTCAGTCGGCTTTTCCGTGGATAGATTTGGACGATAACACGGGAGGACCGATTGTTCGCGCCGTCATGTCAAGTGTCAGTCCTGCCGTATGGAGTAGCGTATTCCAACAGTCAGCCTATAAAGCAGTTGCAACCTACGATATGGCGCAGCGCCGAATCGAAAAACAGTCCGGGAACCCGAAACGGAAGCCCATCGACCGGGCAAGTGTGGTGCGTAGGGCAGCGAGACAACGCGCCAAGAGGATGAAACGGGACGATTGAATCCCCTCGGCATGCATGCCCATCCGGCTGCAAGTGTGTCCGTATTGGTTTCAGTGTGTCAACGCATGGAAAGCGGCGCCAAGAGGAAGGACACTACTCAAAACCTCTTGACGCCTGACCCATGTGGGCCAAACCATGCGAGCGCGCGCGCGTGCGCCCATCTTTGATAGGGCTCGCCCCGAAGGGCTACCCTTTATTTTACCTCCGGGTATTGTGTGTTGCTGATGGAAAGATACAATGGCTTGCCACCGGGCAAGATGTAGAACGAGCCTACGTTGCTAAACTGTACGCAGTAGACGCGGTACATTCTGCCGTTGTGCTCCACTTTATACGGTGTTGTCAGCTTGCGACCGTAACCGCTCGCTGTCTGTTGTAGACCTCGCTCATGCCACCAGAGTGGTTTGTATACTAACTGGCTTTCGGTTTCTTTATAGTTTGTCATTTTGAACCTCCAGACACAAGAACGTGAACGCCCTCATGCTTGTGATTCATGCCGGATTGCATGTCAATATCCATCCATCCGAGCTTTTCTCGCAATGCGTTTGCGGCTGCGATGTGATTATCATTCGCATTTAATGCGAAGTCACGGGGCACAATGACCCTACCCGCTCGGCATGTGGCCGAGAACCGGGAGCCTCTGAAGTTAGTTGGTCCGATAAAACGTGTTGTGATTGCCTGTAACATTTGTAGTGTCCTCTGTTTGTTGTGAATCCCTATGGGATACTTTCTGTTAACCTACTGCAGAACATGTGCAAAGGTTTTTTTGTGTGTGGATGCGAGCGCGCGCGAGCGCGCCCGTCTTGATAGGGCGAAGCCCCGAAGGGCTTACCTCATACTAGCCCCAACGCAATAAGATAAGAAGGAGCACCGTTCGGGCTATAGCCGTCCGGTTCCACTGTGTGACCGTCAAGCGACTCGCATACGCTGTCATAAATCCAACGTCTGACCTGTTCCATATCCGGCATCCATACCGGCTCCCCTTGCCAGTATAGCTGTTCGAATGGTGAATCATTATCGGGCTCTTCTTCCTGGTATGGCTCCTCGACGTATTCGTCGAGGGGATAACCATTCTCAAGTTGCATGAATGTATCAACCCACTGTCTACCTATTTTCGGCATAGCAGAGATTTTCTCGCTGTCTTGTGTCCAGTCAATCGGGTATATTTTTTGCACGTCATGTGCAATGCGTCTGCACTCTTTCAGTGTGTTAGAGTGGCATCCGGTACTGTATCCACTGTGATGGCTTATACGCCAGGTACCCTTGGATAGTTTGTGGGCGAACAGTCCCGGTAATACCTCATATGCCTTCACTGTTTGCGCTGGGTCACCATCTCGGATGGCCAGTTTCAAGTCGATTGTCTTTCGTGATTTATTCATTGTAGTGTCCTCTGTTATAAATCCCTTCATGGGATACCCCATGTTAACATACTGGTTAACGTTTGTGGGGTTTTATTTAATGTTTTTTTGTGGTTATGCACGCGCGCGCGCATGCGCGCCTTGCTGATAGGGCCGAGGCCCCGAAGGGCTTATCGGCACATCCTTTTGAGTTGGTCCTCGTCAAGACCGATGAAATCTTCGAAGTCGTCACCGAGTACACGTTTGAGCGATTCGGTCTGCTTGAGTACTTGTTGATATGTCCTGTATGCCTTCAGGCTGTCCGAATCGTAGCCGAGGTTCGCACAGAAATCCTCGAACGATTCACCCCAATGTACGCATTGAGCGTCTGACAGTAGGCAATAGGCTACGTCCCATGTATCGGGGCTGTCTGCCATGATGCCCGTCCAGAATGGCACGGTCATTCTCCTTCGCTTGTATCTTATCTCTGCTGTCCATGGGTTTGCCTGTCTTTGCCACTCGTCGCGTTGTTCGTATGGTAGTTTGTTGCCGTATGTGATTGTAGATGTAATGCGGTTCATTTTTAGTGTCCTTTTGTTGTGGTTTGGAAAGTGGGCCGAGGGCAAACCACTACCCTCGGCCCGACTGGAGTTGTTACGCTACAGAGCGCAACTCTTCCAGCATGGAGAAAACGTCCGAAGGGTACAAGGTTAGGCCTTGGATGGATACCTTTTCGAAGTTGTCAGGGGTTAGGGTGTAGTTCCGATATGCAACGAAACCGTAAATATGTCGCTTGAATCGCTCGAGCCCTTCCGCACTATCGTTTATGGGTAAGGTCTCCTTGTCATATTGAACCCACAACTTGTACCCCGAAATGATGATGCTGGTCTGGTCCTTGTTGCATTTAATCACACCGATACCACTCTTCGTGGTTCCGAGTTTGGTCGTGTAGTCTGCACGTTTCTTCTGTGTACCCTCAAGGCTACGGTTCCACGATGCGAGTCTGGCGGCTATCTCCTGCTGTACCTCAATGATACTGATTGCATACTTGCGAGCCATAGCGATTTCATTGAGCATTTCTGCGCGTGCTATCGCCTGCTGCAGTTGGTAGCCGTATGATGCCCCTACTCGCATTTCTACAATCTTCGAGCGAATACCCTTTTTGTCCACGTATCCGTGGATATGGGCAAACCTCCCGCCTGCTGTTGATACTGAGTCTGTTAGTTGTTTTAGTTTGGTGGTCATGTTTGTTTCTCCATGTTTCGGGGTTCATCCCCTGTAGACAATTTACTCTACTGGTTTCTATGTGTCAACGACTTTTTGTGAGTTAATGCGGGCGGGCGCGCCCGCGCTCCCTTCTGATAGGGCAAGGCTACCGCCACCCATTACGGGTGACGATACTGGTGTGCGACGATAGCGCCGACGATGCCGAGCATGATGAACTGAGCCAGAAACGGGTCAATCACAGTTCCACTTCCAAGACTTCTACCATGACACCCTCGCGGGTTGACGGTGTTGTTATCACGTCGAACCTTTCGGTTTCGTATTCAATCGGCTCTAACTCCTCGACCAGACTGTCGGCGAACTCCTCAAGCATATCGAGGAGCGTACTCGCATCTTCATCGGTTCGAACTACAAAGCTGAGCCGATAGGGTGTTCCGGGTTTGCGTTTCATCGTACACCTACCAATGCCGCACGAATAGCTGTCTTGCTCCATGGTGCCCCGTCTGGAGTTGTTTCGGCTTCTATTTCGTTTCCTTCCAGGTCCAAACCTGGGTGGAAGGTTACGAACCTTCCGTTTTTGACTGAATACAGATAGCCTTTCATTATGTGGGCGAGTATTCTTGCGGACTCGTCCAGGGTTTCTTTTTTGATAACCTTTTTCACGTATTTGTAGTTCATTTCATCATTGAACAGCCATAACGATACGTTCCAGTGGTTCCAATTCTTGTGCCCGTTGTACATTGTTTCTCCATGTTTGTTTGTGGTTTGAAAGTGGGCATTTTGAACGGATGCCCAAACCGTTTCCCTTCTACTCTTCCAGGTAGACCGCTTCCCCTTGTTCATGCAGGAATCGAATCAGGGCAACTGCATCACCTGTTCCGATGTTCATCTTTTCAGCGAGATAGCCGGAGCATGGTGCGAGGTCGAATACGATAGTCCCGCCACCACTGCCGCCACTTTTCATCCAGGTGAGCATGGTTTGTGTGTGTTCGCCTTGAGCCTCGACCAGTTTGTCGGTCGTGCCGTATACGCTCGCGGGCACCTTGCCATATATCAAGTCGTATCGTGTTCCGTTGCCGGGTTGGTATGTGTATCGTTTGACGTTCATTTTTTCTGCCCGTGCCTTTGCATCTTTTCGGATTGCCTCAAGCCAGGGTTCTATCTGTTTTTTGATATCGTCCATTTTTTCTCCATGTGGTTTGTGGTTTGACCAGTAGGTTCCTTCTGCCTCCAACTCATCGAAAAGCTCTTGTGTCCATTTTTCGGGGTATTGCATTTTCTCTCCATGTGGCCAGTGTTTGTTTGGTTTCTGACCTGCCAAAAGCATATCATAGCTTGTGGTGCTATGGGTGAACAAAATAAAAAATACTGCAGTTATTTCCAATCAATACCTATCATGCAACGCATGAACCCATCTATTGACGTTGACTCCATGGAGAACCCAAACCATGAACCATTACATGAAGTTCGGTCTTGACGGTGTAGCCCATCCAATCCTGGGGGAAATGTGCCCTATCACGCTGTGTTACCCATCTTGGTGGTGTTTGTTCTTTCTGGTGTATTATGTAGATAACAGACAGTCTGGAGGTATCAGTTTGTGAGTTACGAAAGTGACGAGTTTGTAGTTGTCGATACGGAAGATGACCATGAGTTGGGTCTATTTCCATTGGACGATGTACAATTCTCACAAGACACAGAGTGGTTCTTCGAAGGTGCATGGTATTCCATGTGTTCTTACTTGGATGATCTGTATCCAAGCATGATGGTTGGAGAACCAATGGGATCACAGGATGATGATGGGCACTTGTCAGTTTGGGCAAGATTAGATTTTAAGGATAGCGTTATGTGGTTGAGGATCATGACATTCTCACCATTTCACTGGATATGGAAAGACACTCAATACCATTAAAGGAGTACATGGTACTCACACAGTTCTATCCATTGAGTGGAGTCAATGGGGTAGACGAGTCTTCTGTATACGGCCAGATGGTAGACGAATATCGTGATGCTCTTGGTGTGAAGTACGATGATGAGTTGATCTTCAAAGAAGTCAAGAAATGCAGAGGCAAAGCAATGCACTGGTTTGCACCAGGAGACATTGTTTGTAGACGGATTGGTTTAGAGGAGGATCTGGTAGATGTACTTCGACCGATGCAAGATAAAGTGTTCATCTCAAAGAAGATTGATCAGATTGAATATAAAGAAGAACTTGAACAACTTAGACGTAGTGCTATCGAGAGCCACAAATGGAAGGTACGTCGTAGCAAGACTTGGTTTGCAGTTGTTGATCCGAAGGGTAGGGCTGTCGTCATTGCTTTTCGTTACTGGACACATGCATTCAAAAGACTGATGGAGCAGTTGTGTCCAATACATCCAAAGCACAAGATCTATGCATGTGCTCCATACAGGGTGGCAGCATCATGGTGTGCATTTAAGGTAATGCATCGATATGCAATGAAACACTGCAGTCATGAGATGAATGTAGTTCAAGCATTGAAATGTATGCGATATGCAGAGTGGGTTTGGTGGAGAAGGACTGAAGTAAAGAACATGATGGGTACAGGACGTATCTACAAGATGTACAAACGTAGAGCCAAGAAGTTCATACCGTTTTGGAAAAGATGCTTTCGTTTGATGGATGATGGTGTACAAGTACCAGACTCAGTACGTCATATCAGGGAACATCCTACAACTCGGTGGATAGCAGTTACACCACAGGAGGCTGAGTGGTACTTGGGTTGTGTGTATTGGTCAGAGTGGTATGGTGGTGATCCAGTACGTTTTCAGAAGTTCATTAAGAGTAGCAGAGGTAGGATGTGGAGATAGCCAACAGAGACTTAGATCCAAGGGTAGCTAATTCTTGTAAGCATGTAGAACGTAAGCTCAGGTTAGCAATCAGTGATTGGTACTACTGGCTTTCACGTATGGCGTTAGCCAATGACACATGGTTGCTGGATTGTGAGTGGTGGATGAAACAGGTTCCATCACAGTTGGATATGCCATGGGCATTTGATTCATTGGAGACTGTTGTTCGTAGACCACAGATGTTGGATATGCTTGTACATAAGGTAGATCAAGTCTGTCTTTCAATGGGAACAACGGAAGATAATCTTGATTATCCAAAGAGCATGTATGAGTTACGGGATTCGATGAAGATATTGAAGAAGGAAATGGAAGATGCAGGAATGGCAGTTTGATTGTGTGATACCTGGTGCTCCGATTGGCAAGGGTAGACCAAGGGCAGCGAAGATGGGTAATCATGTTCGTTTGTACACACCGAAGCGTACAGCAGATTGGGAGAGGAGCAGTGCATTGATCATGCGGAATGCATGGATGTCACCGCCGAGTGAGAGTTTGTGTAAGGCAAAGATTACTGCAGTGTTTCCGAGACCGAAGAGATTGTTACGGAAGAAGGATCCAGATCACAGGATTTGGCACAGCAGTAAGCCAGACATAGACAATGTTTGTAAATCTGTTCTGGATTCGCTGGTTATGGCAGGTGTTATTCGGGATGACACACAGGTTGTATTCTTATCAGCCAAGTCTGTATATGCATCGAAGGATGAGGGTCCATGTGTTGAGGTAACGTTGGCTTCTATTGACGGTCTTGGTCCTGCGAAGTAGATTGTTTTTGCTAATTGTCTATTGATATGGAGTGGTGTCTGTATTGGTGAAAAGGTGGTTAGCCTTCACATTAGTGTTGTTTCTCTTGCCTCCGATCGTTTCTCTGTGCGGTCGGGGGCTTTTTTTTATGTTATTTAAGATGTATTATTGCTTCAGGAGAAAGCTATGCATGGTAAGGAATCACCAGTTTTGGTCTTGGAGATTGACACTCGATCAGAGAAGGAAGTTGAGAACGATCGTTTACGGGACATAGCACGTCATTCTGAGAAGATGGTTGGTGGTAAGAAGCCGTGTCCGAAGACAATGTTGGAAGAGTATTCTGGTCCGATGATTGAGCGTGGTCCTGACATGGTGTTGTATGAGCACATGGAGGATGGTCCTGGTTCATCATTGTTTGATCCATCGAGTGCGGGTCGGTATGCGAAAGCGATGGGTGTATCTGATGAGGAGTTGAACATGATTCGTCAGATGGTTGCTGCGGAGATGGGTGAAGACGGTATGCCTGCTTCATTGTCTAGGTTCAAACAGGACTATGCAGAAATGAAGAAGTATGGTGGTGATCCGATTGCAATGGAGTTGGCACGTCAAGACGACCAAATGAACGTAGATATGGACGAAATGTTGCGTATGTCGATGGACGGCATGAGCATGTCTGATCCGGTGAGTGATGCGATGTCAGCGATGGAAGAGCAGTTTGGTCGTGATGTAGCTTCTGTGATGGAGGGAGAGGCAGATGGTTATGTTGTATTTTCTGTAGATTCCCCTGAAATGGGTCAAGTGAAGTATATTTATGATTCTAAGGACGGCATTGGTCGTGTATTGAGAGGTTGATATGGCTCGAAAGGGAACACCTACTAAGGTAAACAGTCCAAGGCGTATTAAGAAGGGTGAGCCTGGTTATGGCCGAAAGAAGTTCGTAGTACGTGCAAAGAAGGGCGATAAAGAGAAAACCATTCGTTATGGCGATGCGAATATGGAGATTAAGCGTGACAATCCGGCACGTCGCAAGAGTTTTCGAGCGAGGCATGGGTGTGACAAGCTCGATGCTGATGATAAGTTGATGGCCAAGTATTGGTCTTGCAAGAAGTGGTAATTGATATGCAGTACAAACTTGATGATGACGATAAGACGTTGGCTCACAACCCAGGTAATGGTTCGAAAGATCCCAAGCGTGCGATGAAGAAGGTGACTTCTAATCTTAAAAAGGCTTCTAAGTTACATGCGGGTCAGTCGAAAGCTTTGGCGAAGGCATCTAAGATGCATGGTAAGCAGTCCGCTGAATTGGCTGCTGCTTCTAAAATGCATGCAAAGGACGCTGAAACCATGTCGAAGGTAACGAAAGACATGAAGCGGACGAAGAACCCTGGTTACAAGATGGAAGGTTACTAGCGTGGACAAGACGGACAAGAAGTTGGCCAAGAACATGCGGCCAAAGAAGAAGAAGTATCCATCGAAGTACACGAAGGGTTCATCTGATGTTGGTCGTCGCAAGAAGTTGATGGACAAGATTGCGCATATTTATGAAACTGAGAAGCAGCCGTATTCTGCAGCGACCAAGAAGAAGCTGGATCGATTGATGAAGGAGCGGGACTCGATATGAGCAAGAAGAAAAAAGGCGGTATGGCTGGTTTGGATGCAGCGGAGAAGAAGGTCTACAAGCGTGGACTGGCTGCGTACATGAGTTCAGGCAACCGTCCCAAGACTTCGCAGCATGCGTGGGCTATGGCTCGAGTCAAGAGTGACTTTGGCAAGAAAGAGGCGGCTAAGATTCGCCGTGAGGGCAAGAAGGACGACAAGACTCTCAAGAAAAACATGAGGAAGAAGTAATGCCATACGGAATGAGAGGTTGATCTATGTCTGATCGTCTTGATGATGAACTATCTCAGTCAATGCGTTCTGAGATTGAGATGGAGGGCGCAACCATTAAGGGCGCCATGCCAACTTTTAAAAACCTTACGAAGCAAATTAATTTCCGTCAATATAAGCGGTCTCCTGATGCTTTCCAGTTTCCTACGGGTCAGATTTTTACACTACCTACGGGTCAGGAAGTTGTTCTTGTTCCAGAGGAAGATATCTCAAAATTTTTGCTCGACAAAACAGTGGAGGGGAAAGATGACATTGATGCTCGGGAAAGGTGGGAAAAGGACAGAATCCGCTATGGTGACAGAGGTGTCTTCGAAGATAGGTATAACGACGAGTTCTCTAAAGATAATTTTCCCGGTTATAACGATATGCTTGATAAAGGAGTCAATTATAGACGAGTTATGAGACCCGAAGCCGCTGCAGCCCACAAAAAAGCTATTGAGTCTCAAATTTTATTCGAGCCAACATTTCCTGTTCACCACTTGGGTAATGGGTTTTTTGTCGTGTTAGGTGCTTCTCAGCAGTATCAGCCCGATAAGGATTCGTTTGGTACATTTGAAATGACGGCTGACGGACCTGTTCGCGTTGATGAAAGGGAACCGGAAACAAAATCTATTCCTATCGTATTTTATTCCGACCCCAATAAACCTATCGAGTATGAGGCTCATGCTGGTTTCGACAGGGAAAAGCATCGTGCTGGGTTAGACCCCCACATTTACGAGACACGCACGCTGCCGTCGTTGGCTATGAAACTTTTAACTCCAGACGACATGGAGGGACGCACACCTTTACGTCGTAAGGGGTATAACTCTACATCTGACACTGGTGTGATGTATTACAATGTACCTAAGTCCGACATGAAGCCTGACTTGATCCCCGACTTTACGGCCCGAGACATTATTGAGGGTTACAAAGCTGCGAAGGAAGCATCGAAGTATAAACCTGCACAAGAGGTTAAAGCTGTGCCGCCTGTACCGCCCGCACCGGCACCAGAGCCTCGACCAAAACCGACTTCGTCTTTTGATGAGTTTGAGATGCCTATTGAGGACACACCCAAGGGTCGTCGAAGGGTTCCTGAAAGACGTTTTGACGAGCGACAAGATTTAACAGATGATTATTTAACGAATATGATGAGGTTTGAATAATGGCATACGGAATGAGCAGTGAAGAGTTGGCCCGTGTTGGTGCGAACATCAATAGCAGTGGTGCCGGTTTGGACGAGAGTTCAATCAAGAGAGCATTGGATGAAGAGATTGATGATGAGCGCAAGGCCGCGATTGACCGAAATCGTGCTCGTTCTGCTGCTGCACGCTCAGTGAGTGCCCAACAGAAAGCAGACATGAGGAATCAGATGATTGCGGCTGTTACGCAAAGTGCTCAAAAAGCGTTGGATGCATCTGCTGACGTAAAGCAAGCGAAAATGGAGTCTGGAATACCCACTGGAAAAGAAGCGAAGTTGCCAAAAAGTGGTCGAGTGGCAGAGCGTTCTAAAGGTTTGATGGACAAGGCTGACATTGCTGCTGAGCGTGGCAATGTATATCGTCAGGCAAAGTTGACCGATCGTGCGAAAGGTTTGCGTGAAAAGTCTGTAGATCTGAGTCAGGCAGAACAGATTGCAGCAAAGCAGCGTCAAGATATGCTGAACCAGAAGATTGAGGACCGAAAGAAGCGTACACAGGCTCGTTTGGATCGGTCTGCTTACTCTCTCAGTGGTGACTTATATGGTAAAGGCAAAGACATTGACACCAGCGTAGACCCAAACCCTCAAGGTTAGTAATCATGGCATCAGACGACCAAATTTTATCTAAATCGATGCAATCTGAGCAGCGTAAGCCTACTTATCGGGTCACTGGTGTTGATCCGAAGGGCGGTGACATTGATGAGCAGTTTGCGTTGATTGAGACTGAGTTTGGTTATGGTGCGCCTGGATCTGACCCATCTACGAGAAAAATCAGTGTTGGTGACTCATTGCCCGAGGGCGAGGTCACAGAAATCACTGCGGATGGTATTCGGGTGATTCCAGACGAGGGGCCTGAGTTTATCATCCCCTTGGGAGGCAGGCAGGGCTACACGCCGCCTGTGAGGGAAAAAAAGCCTACAATCACCTACATGCCACCAATTGACCCTATGTCGTCTTCGGATCTATTAGTGGATCCGTTTTACCGGGAAGAAGATGCCGGTGAATATGGTCGTGAAACTTCGAAAATGATCGAAGAATTGATGGATATCATTGAAAAAAGCGAATCAGGAATGCTCGATGCTATTACTCAAAGAGCACGCGCTTTGAGAGAAGCAGCCCAGGACCAAGGCAAGTTTTACGACACGGACGACCCGTCTGAAATTTTCGACGCGGTACAATCAGACTTTGCTGATGCACAGGAAAACCTAAGACTTGTGGAGTCTTTGGATACGGGTGACGGCAGAAACATGATGTTTCAAGACGATGACGGAAACCTGAGTTCGTACTACGTTGATGAAGAAGGTGACGCGATTCGCATGGAACCAGATCCAGATACTTCAAAAATTTATGGCGACTATAGATATTTTGACCCACTCAACCCATAAACGGTATGTCGAATAAAGGAACCACATAATGGCTACACCCGATGAAATGATTGATGATCAAACTCTAATGGACTCCATGCCTGCGAGTCGCGAGTTTGTTTTGCCTGAAGAACGCAAGATGTATCGTGGGTTTCGGATGCCTGCTGGCATGTCTACGGAACAGGAAATGGCCTACAAGGCAGCAATCGACGAGCGTGAAGATTTTGGTTCCAAGGCTGCACGTCAACTACCTCGACAAGTAGAAGATTATATTAAAGAACCGATTAAGGGTTTCGGTCGTTCTGCTATTGAACTCGGCAAAGCTGCTGGTGATCTGATGACGGATGCAGCACTCACCGTTCCACGGGCCAAGGTTGCGATGTACGCTGATCCCGAAGGGTCAGAAGAGTTTGCTCGCAGCGTTGTTGCTGGTGACCGTGAAGCACGTAAGCAGCTTGCTACAGGCGCATCCGAGTCAATGGTGGAGCCTGCCGCAACGATGGGTGACGTTGCATTGACCAAGTATGCTGTTGAAGAAGGCAGGCTTGGTGAAGCTGCAATTACCGGTGCAGCGGTTATTTTGCCGTATGTTTCTGCTGCTGCGTTGAGAGCCATAATGAAAGGCGGTTCGAAAGCCGCTGATGATGCAGCAAAGCAGCTTTCTGATCTAGAATCTGGTTTAAAAGATGGAACAATCAGTGAAGATCAAGCGAAGGAAATTGGCGAGTCTATCGAGCAAGTTTTTTCGGCAACTACGGATAGGCCATCTTTCCCTGAGTACACTGCACGCTCTGCTGACTTTATGAAGGTCAAAGACCGCGTGGACCTTCCAGAAGAGATGGACCGCATCGACTACGACGAAGAGATGAGTTTCCTCCAAGAAGATCAATTTGGTCCGTCTGAACCTAGCCCCGAAGATTTGTATATGGAGCGTGCCCAGGACTATTACGAGGGTATTGCAGACCTACGTGGTGAGCCATTGGAGTTAGATGATGTTTCAGTCGATGAGTTAATGGAAGCTGAAAAGTTTATAACGTTGCCCCGAGCGGGGGATACTGCAGAGGATTTAATAAAGCGTCAACAACCTTTGACTCCTGCTGAGTCTCGAGCAATTGTTAACAATCGGGGCTCATTGGATTTGATGAACGTTCGTAATCGCACTGCAGGTATTAGTGAAGGTACGCAAGCTTTAGATGCAGAAATAAATGCTTTTGAGCAGAGTGATCTCGGCAATAAACTTTTAAGAGGTTCTGATCAGGACTACGATCGTTTTCAACAAATCAAAGAACAAATCAAGGCCAAGTATCCTGATGAGGTTGTGAAAGCAGAGACCTACGGCATTAGAGGTCTGCCTGTTACAAGACTTACGGTTGAAGAAGTTGAAAACGCAGGATCTAACACAATAGCGAAGCAATTTGTTGGAACACGGTTGGCCCAAGACGTATTGGCACAGCTTGATAACGTACCAAACAAAAATTTGGACAATATTGTGAGCGGCAAAACTGTTTTTGGTGAGTACGCAGAGCAATACGCCGAACTACTGGATCTTTCGAATCTGTCTGATGAACAACTTGAAATCTTAAGGAAGCGTCATGCATCAGTAAGCAGTCCAGAATTGGGTGCTGTAGCATCTTTCAAGTTAGAACGAGGCACAGCAGGTTATTATAGTAGACCCAGCGCAGAGGTAGAAGATGCCAGAGACCGTCTGATAGCAATAGGTGAAGCAGTAACCAGGGAACGGACAAAAAGGGCAGATATCGAACATTTAAAATTCAAAGAATACGTGCAAAAACGAATTGATGCTTCTAAAAAGGTTGGCGATGACCGTTAAACGCGATTCAAGAGGCCGTTTGCGTGACTACAAAAAAGAGTATGATCGCGATCACAAGCCATCGAAGGACAAGAAAGACCGTGCGTCCCGTAATGCAGCGCGCAAGAAAGTTGTGGACTACTTTAAGAAGCATGGAAAGTCTGTTCCAAAAAACAAAGATGTAGATCACAAAGACGGTAACCCACGGAATAATTCACCTGAAAATACACGACTGATGGACCGAAGCAAGAACAGAGGTAGGTCTAATAGCGAACGTTCAAAAAAGAAACGATAATTGTTTTTTAATGATTAAATGATATTATCGTTTTATGAGGGTCATATGGGACGAAACAAAAATAACTCTGGAAAAACGGAACTGACACCCTGGATTGATCCAGAATTGTTGGATTACAAGCCAACAGATCGTCAGTCTGCGTTTCGTCGATGTGTACGCAACTGTGTTTTGGGCGGTAAGTTTTTGAAAGCTGACTGGTATCGTGCCAGTGCTCGCTCAGAGTCAGAAGCATTTAAGGGACATCCAGTCACTCCGAGTGAATTTAAACGATGGGCAGGGAAAAAAGGTTTCATGGTTTGGTTCTATGAGGACTTTCCTGAAGCAGAGCCCATCAGCGAACAAGAAATGCAGATGATTGAGCACAAGTGGTGGCGAGGCGTTCTCGATGCCATGGATGAGGGAGAAGAGTGGGCGTATCGTGCGTTCGCTAAGGTCCGCTTTGAAGCTCGTCGTGTTGAGCAAGAACGAGTTGAAAACAAAGAACTGTCCGACTTTTTGGGATCCGATAGCGAAGGTGGCGCTTGGCACATTAATGCTCCAGAGGCGTAATGGGCACAAACCGCACTGCTTTGCTGAACAGCAGGCTCGGTGTCATAGCCGAAGATCCGAGAGAGTTTATCTCGCGTTTAAAGCTTGTTGACGAAAAGGGTATTGAGCGTCGTTTTAATACACCATTTCCAGAGCAAGTGTTGGCTTTGGATGACTTCATGTCGCCAGCAAATACGATCATTCATTATAAGCCACGGCAAATTGGGGATACCACAGTCGCATCTGCATACAACTTTGACTACACGTATTGGGCTACAGATCCCGTTAGAACGCTTGTTGTGGCAAACGTATACGAAACCACGGATTCTATCTTTGGAAAGCTCCAGCACTTCTATAGGAGTCTTCCTGAAGCTCTGAAGCGTCCTGTTGCCCGCTCAAACAAGAAAGAGTTGATATTTGACGACACAAACGCGGGTTTTCGATGCATGACTGCGGGTGGTAAGGGCCATGGTCGTGGTTGGACGTATCAGCGACTACATGCAGACGAGCTTGCGTTTTGGCCAAATGCCGAAGAGGTATGGGCTTCTGTTACGTCAACGATGCACCCAGGACCGCATCTAAAGACGATTATTTTGTCTACTGCGAATGGACCAGGGAACCTGTTTCACAAGAAGGTCATTGCTGCCAGGGAGGCACAGAGACAAGGTGATTCTGCTGTACAGTTTCGATTCTTCCGTTGGTGTGATCACCCAGCGTATTCGAAGCTCGTCCCTGATGGCTGGGAGCCAGATCATGAGGAATGGGAGTTGGCTCAGACCCATGGGCTATCGATGGAGCAGTTGTACTGGCGACATACCAAGATTCACGGTGTAAACGGTATTGGTCTTGCTAAGTTTCGACGTGAATACCCGCTTACGATTGAGGATGGGTTTGCTGAGTTCGAAGGTTCTTGGTTTGATCAGGATTATTTGAATGACGTTTTGTCATCGATCTCACCAAGAGATGGTGAGCTTCGTATCTACGAGCGACCACAGCCTGGGATCAACTATGCGATGGGTGTTGACCCGTCATGGTGTAACGGTGGCGACTACGCAGTGGCCCAGGTTTTGAGTGCAGACGGTCGTCAAGTGGCGACTTTATCGATGAACAAGGGCGGTGAGATCTTGTTTGCTGCCAAGGCTGCAGAGTTGGCTTCTCATTACAACAAAGCAAAGACACTTATCGAGAGCAACCCTGGTGGTGCTGGGCCTGTAGTTATTCGTGAGTTCCACAAGTTGCACATTCCGTTGTGGACAAGGCCAACACCATCTGGTTCAAGGGCCACAACATCCAAAATCTACTGGACTACTTCTCGCGGATCGAAAGAAGAGGGGTATGCCCACTTGCGCCAGGTTGTAAATGGCGATGGTTTGACGTTGAACGATGACTCAACAGTTCAAGAGTTGATGCATATTCGAGAAGCAAATGGTAAGATCGAAGGCCAAGATGGTTACCATGATGACCACGCAGATGCTTTAATGATGGCTGAGTGGTGTCGCAGAGGGATGCCAACTGCAAGGCTTCCACCTTTGCAGTATAAAAGACGTTATGTTGCTCACCGCAATCCATTCGTAAACAAAAGAGAACTAAGAAATGGCTGATTACGAAAAATACCAACAGAGAGACTACAGCGGAGACCAGATCAAGCCATCGGTTGTTCATGAGCAGCTTCGAGCACATGACAAGAAGATGCGTGATCAGCGGGGCCAATGGGCACTTACCAAAGCTGCATACACAACAAATTACTGGAAGCACGTTAGGAATCGTAACTACACGGGCAAGGGTAACCACGCTCGAGAAAACGAAATTAACGTCGAAGTAAACCGTCTTTTCGGTATTATCACGGCGTATCTTTCAGCACTGTATCCACGAATGCAACGTGCAGTGGTTCTGCCGGATCCAGAAGGTCTTGGTGATTCGATCAAAACAGAGCTTGCATTGAACCGTTTTATGGAATCGAGCAAGATTCACCACCGGATTATGACTGCATTGCGTCAAGCTCTTTTGTACCCAGGTGCTGGTGCAAAGGTTGGATACTATGCGGGTCGAGGCAACCCTCTTGACCGTGTTTGGATGCGGGTCATTCCATATTGGGAGATGGTTCTTGATTCTGACGTTGGTGATCAGGAAGATGAGCGTTTCCGTGGTCACGTATATTTTCGACCAAAGGCTGATGTAGAAGAAGAGTATGGTCTGAAGGATCTGAAAGGAACTGAGCGAACAGATTATCTACGTGTTGGTTACAACGACAAAGCAGATGGCACAGTCAACCAGGGTAGGTATCCAAAGCAAGACAAAGCAAACAGCGACAACAGCTATTTTGTTCGTGTGCTTGAAGTCTGCAACATGAAGGACAACTACGAGGACAAAGAGAATCCAGGGATTCTTTATGAAGGTCGCCTGGAGATTTATGTCCTTGGTCAAGGCAAGTTGTCTCAAAAGCCTGTGTATGTAGGCCCACTGCCATTTGCTGAGAAAGATGGCCGACCAATGGCTCACATTATCCCGTTGATTTTTAATCATGAGCCAGAGTATCCATTGCGTGGTATCGCCCATGCTGAGCGTATCTTGCCTCAGATTCAAGAGTTGAACTCGTACCGATCCTTTATGGCGATGGCTACGCGCAAAGATACGCGGCAGTACATCACACGAAAAGGAACATTTGGTGCAGATGAGTTGACTGACCTCACAGAAGGTCATGATGGTTTGATTCTACAGTTGGATCAAGATTACGATCGACCTCTTGGTGATGCCATTCAGCCGGTTGGAAACTTCCCAATCAGTTCCAACATTGATCAGTACATGGCATATGTCGAGAATGATCTCGAGCGTGGTGTGAATCTAAGCCCATCTGCTCGAGGCCAGGTAACAAAGGCAACTGCTTTCGAGGTTCAGGCTGTACAGCAGTACACAGAGTCTGAGTTTGGTCTGCATGCAACCATCAAGGATGAGTGGCTTACGTCTATTCTGAAAGTCGTATTGCGTGCTTTGATCTCGTCTATGCAAGACCTCGGAGAGTCGTCTGGTGCTTTTGAAGGCCAGGATGTACAGCTTGCAAATGTAGGCGCTGTTTCTAACGAAGAAGAGTCAGAAGGCTTGGGCTTGGAGGAAGAAGATGGCGAAACTAAGATCGATGGCGAAGCACAAGTCGAGGCTGCTGAAGAGCAACAAGACGATGGCGAGCAAGAGCCGTATATTGATGATGATGCTATCGACGAATACACTGAAGATAAAAAAGAGCCCGGTAAGATTGAGGCTGAAAAGCTTATCCTTAGAGACCGCAGAGACTTTGTCGAAGTTGGTGTAGAGGACTTGGATGCAGATTTTGCCATCACTTTTATCGAGGGCGGCGGTGCTCCGATGGAAGAGGCAGTACAGCAGCAAAACCTTTTGGGACTGCTGGAGCCCTACACAGCCCTGTGGAACGCCACACAACAGGGTGGTGCGCAAGGCTTTATGGCTCGTCAATACATGAAAACAATTGCTGAGAAGTTTGGGCTACCCAAAGATCTTCATCCAGATGAGTTGGATTCTAAACTTGCGGAAGAGCAAGAAAATGAAACTCCGCAAAAAGAAGATCAGGAACTCCAAGAGGCTTCTGGCCAACAACCACAACCAGAGCAACAACCAGCAGAAGCTGACTTGTCAGATCTAGCAAACATGCCTCCTGACCAAGCTATTCTTGCAATGAGAGAAATCTTTGCTAATGATCCAGAGATGCAGCAAGTATTAGATCAATTAGAAACACTGCCACCAGAGCAACAAGCACAAATGATTGCTCAGATGCTGACACCAGGAGAAGCCGGTGCCCCTGTATAGTTTTAAGTGTGGTGATTGTGGATGGGAAAAAGACAAAATTTTCCGAGCATCAAGTCGGCCATCAGAAATCGATTGCGAAAGTTGCGACCAAAAAGCGAAATACTGCTTTTCTCCGTCGAAGCATCAATCCAACGATGCAAAACACATAACGAACATCAAGTCCGAAAAAAGAGGGCTTTCGATGCACCGATTCAAGTGTCACGATTGCGATTGCGTTTTCGAGGTGATTGTTGATCACAGCAAAGGTGAATCAGTCGAAGACACCTTTAATTGTGAAAAATGTGACTCAGCAAACACATCGTGGAAGCCTTCTGCACAAATAGACAGATTTAGTGAACAATTCCCTTATTTCGATCGTGGTCTTGGTGTATGGTTGAAAAACAAACAACACAGAAGGCAAATTTGTAAAGAAAGGGGTCTTACGCCTATTGGCAATGATCTCGATGAGGATAAGATATTTTCTCAATTCGACAATAGACGAGATAAAGAAGAAAAAGAATATAACGATTACTGTGACAGACTTGATAATGCTCCAGAATTTTTGGACTATAGAAAGGCTGTCGATAAAGGACAAATCACTCTTTAAGGAGCCCATCATGCCCGTTGAACCAAACACTGGAATGCAATTGCCTTACAAGG